ACGTCGGGCGTCACACTCTCTGCGTCGGCGGACAGCGTGACGGGAGCGAACCGGGTCGCAATCAACACGTCGGCGGACGGCACGTTTTACAGCGCCGGGAGTGATTTCACGGTGATGCTGACGGCCGGCACCGTGGATGGGACCTCGGTTGTCGGCTATGTGGTGGGCCGGTTCACGCTAAGAGAAAGCGCGGCTTATGATGCTGTGTCGGCGGGTGTTGGACTTGCTGACGGCGCGATTACTGCCGCGAAGATCGCCAGCAATGCCATCACCGACGCCAAGATTTCTTCTGGTGCCCTGACGGCTCCCAAGTTCGCAGCCGGTGCCTTCGATGCGGTGTGGAGCGTGACAACACGTGTTCTAACGGCCGGCACCAACATCGTGCTTTCCAAAGGCACAGGAGTAACCGGGTTCAACGACCTCGACGCTGCAGGTGTGAGAACCGCAGTCGGTCTTTCATCGGCTAATCTCGATACTCAGTTTGCAGCACGGGATACGGGAGCTGTTGCGACGGCGGTGTGGGGTTCCGCAACGCGCACCGTCACCAACGTTTCCGGGTTCTCCGACACAGGCGTTAATGATCGTCTCGGGCGTATTCTTGCCGACACCGATACCGGCCTCAAAGACGAGATCGCGACCCTGGATACGGGGCTTCGCGCGCTGATCACCGCTTCGGCTGGTGGTGATGCACCTGATACCGGCGCGATCGCTGGTGCCGTGTGGGGCTTCTCAACGCGTGTCCTGACTGCCGGCACGAATATTTCACTGGCCAAGGGAACGGGCGTCACCGGGTTCAATGATCTCGATGCGGGCGGTATTCGCACTGCGGTCGGTCTTTCGTCGGCAAATCTCGACACGCAACTCGCTGCGCGTGATACCGGCGCTATGGCCGCAGCGGTTTGGGGCTTCAGCACGCGCGTTTTGACTGCTGGCACAAACATCTCCCTAGCAAAGGGATCGGGTGTCACAGGTTTCAACGACCTGAGCCAGGCGGATGTCCGGACGGCGGTCGGTCTGGTATCAGCCAATCTCGATACGCAACTCGCATCTCGTGACACCGGAGCCGTTGCCTCTGCCGTGTGGGGGTTCAGCTCGCGCGCCCTGACGGCCTTCAACCACGATACCGGCGTATCCTCGACGGTGTGGAACGCGACGAGCCGGACGGTCACGAACGTGACGGGCTTCAGCGATACCGGCGTGAATGATCGGCTGTCGAAGATCGGTGGAGATGCCGATACCGGCTTGCGGGATGCGATATCGGATGCGCGCTATGTCGACACCGGGCCTACGGCTGATCTGGCCGTCCTGCGCGCCGGGGTCAACGTCGCCTCCATCCGCAGCGACACGGGGGCTGCGAGCCGGTTGCAAAAGCTTTCCGGCAATCAGCTCAAAGAGGACGGAACATTCGACACTGGCACGGGCCAGGCCACGAACACGTTCAACGTTCAGGCGAACGTCACGCTCGATACCGGCACGCCGATCAACGTTCAGGTCGACATCCCGGCCATCGTCTCCGGTGTGTGGGGCGCTGGTAGTAGGACACTGACCGATATCGATACGGGTGTGATAACCAGCGGGGTATGGTCGGCCAGCGCGCGCACGCTGACCAACTATCACGACACCGGCATCGACCAAAGCCTTGCCTTGCTGCAGGCTGGCGTGCATGTCTCATCGTTCACGGATACCGGGGTCTACGACCATCTGACGGAGATTGCTGGGAATACCTCATCGAGCGCCGTGGGCAATGCGGTCTGGACCTCGGCAAGCCGCACGCTCACGGATTTCGAGGACACGGGTACGCTCGATGTTCTCGCCAAGATCCTCGGCGATGCTGACACTGGTTTGCGGGCTGCTATCGCCGCGATCCCCGCAGCAGACACCGGAGCCATTGCTGATGCTGTGTGGGCGAAGGATACGCGCTCGCTGACTAATTATCACGACACCGGCATCGATCAGGATGTCGCTCGGGTCGCAGCACGCGTAGCGGAAGCCGACACCGGATTGCGTTCTGCGATCAACGGCATTCAGGTAGGGGTCGACACAGGCGCTGTTGCGGACGCCGTGTGGAATGCCCAAAAGTCTGCTCATATCGATACCGGAACCTTCGGCGAGCACCTTGGCGGTGAGATGGCAGCGTCTTCATCCGTCGACACCGGGGCGATAGCCAATGCGGTTTGGGGTAAGGATGCCCGCACGCTCACGGATTACCACGACACAGGGATCAACCAACGCCTCGACGTGATCCGGGGTGATGTGGACACCGGACTGAGGGCAGCGATCTCGGCTGCGACTTACGTGGACACCGGCCCGACAGCCGATCTTGCAGTGCTCAGGGCTGGCGTGAACGTGTCGGCATTTTCGGATACAGGGGTCAACAATCGGCTCGCCCGCATTCAGGCGGAGACGGACACTGGCCTCCGGTCTGCTATACAGGCGGCAGTGTATAGCGACACCGGCCCGACGGCGGATCTTGCTCAGATCATTGCCGACACGACGACACTCAAGGCAGGCGTGAACGTCACCAGCTTTGCCGATACTGGTGTCAATAATCGGTTGTCCCGTATCCAGGCCGAGGCCGATACTGGCATCCGCTCGCACATCACGGCAGCCGTTCCGAGCGCCAGCATTGCGGCGATCAAGACCCAGACCGACAAGCTGACCTTCGACACGGGCGGCGAGGTGCTGGCGGACATCCGCAAGGTCAATAACGTCACCGTTGCTGGCACGGGTGATACCGGGCTCGGCGATACCTGGCGGCCGGCAGCAGAATGACGACGATCACCAAGCGCATCAGCGGGGCCATTGCTTCGCTGGGCGCTAAAAGAGTCCTAACGCGGGATGCTACGCCAGACATCCCGCCCGTGTTTTCCAACGAGAGTTGGGGCGGTGCGTGGGGCAGGGCGTGGGGCAGGTCGTGGTTCTTCGCTTCGCCGCTGATCCCCGGCTTGGACCAAAAGCCGTCGGCCAACATCACCAAGCGCGTCGATCTCGACTGACGCTGAGTATCGAGTTTCCATCCATCTCAGAAAGGAACCCTCCCCAATGGCAATCAGCATTGGCCCTGGTGGCTATCTCGACGTGCAGTCCTCAGAGGTCGGCGCCGAGCGCAACGTCAAGCTGCTCAGCTTCCGTGGCCGCTCCGACACCGGCTTCATTCCGCAGGCGCAGCTTCGCGCTGGCGAGCCTCCCGTTGCCTACGTGAACGTTAACACTGGCGCTCTGGTGCCGGCGGGCACGTTCGGCGGTGTTGTCACTGGCGGACTTTCTCAGGTTGACACGGGCATCGGCGATCTGTCCGGCTCCGTGTTCTTCGCCGTCGTCACCGATACCGGCTCACCGGGGCTCTGATCCATCATGCTCGACACGATAGAGGGACACGTCGAGGCGGGTGGTGAGGTTGCGGCTCCGGCAATCGTGCGTAGTCGCTTGCGTGGAATTGCGGTGCTGGGCAGCCATCCCCAGACCAAGCGCCTTGCTCCCTACCATGACGACGGGTTCTTGATTTACGCCTGCTCCCCGGACAACTCACCCTACGGGTTCAGCCCGGATGCATGCGCGCCGCCGCGTGTGGACCAGTTTTTTGAAATTCACCGGCCCGTGTTCGATAGGTCCCGCCCCTACGAGTACCTCGACTGGCTGCGCAACATCCCGGTCGTCTGGATGCGCGATCCGGTGGCGATCCGGTTTCGTGCGGAGAATGGCGAGCCTCTGTTCCCGACCGCCCGTCTTTATCCCGAGAAGGAAATGAAGGCACGGTTCGGAGCGTTCACCTTTACGAGCTCCATCGCCTTCATCATGGCAAAAGCCATCGTGGACATCGAGAAGATGATGGATGAGGGCCGCATGGGCGGGAGTGAGCCGCCGATGCTGGGCCTGTGGGGCATCCTGCAAAGCTCCAAGGTCGAGTACGAGAAGCAGCGCCAGGGCACGCAGAACATGATCTGGCAGGCGACGCAAAGCGGGATCAAGGTTCTTGCAGCTCAGGAAAGCCGTCTGTTCGATCCGCCGCCCGAGGATTTCTAACCAATGACAAAATCTCCATCATGGATGGCGCGTGTAATTCTCGCCGTGTGCCCCGACATTGAGCACGCACGCAGTTATCCAGGCTACGTTCAAATAAGGCATGGATTTGCAACGAGTAATTTTCCCAAGAGAGGGCTGGCGAGTTGCCTACGCGAATTGGGGCGAAACCGCCGGTGGGTTCGCAGGAGGAACCGAATTTATCTCGCTCTTGCATTTCTCGGCGTGCCGATCGAGCGCAGGATGAAAATTGCCAATAACGTCGCCCGTTCCGTGTTGGGCGATTGTCCGCCGTATCCAGAGAGCCGTGCGGAGTTCCGTGGGGCAGGTGATTTCTGAGTGGACAACGCTGCAATTCAGTATAGCGGGTCGATTCTTGTCGGGCCGAATTTGGTATATTCGTCATCATGATTACCGTCGCTTCATTCCTCTGGTTCGATGGCGCCCGCCAGCGCTCCTACCAGTTCTCCGCCGATGATATCCGCATCTGGAAGAGCATGGTGAGCCGCGACCTCACCGTTCCGCACCGGATCGTCTGTGTGACCCACCGGCCCGATCTGGTGGAAGACTTCATCGAGACGATTCCGCTCGACACGGCAAAGCATGTGCCGGGAACCTGCTGCGTGAAGCTCCAGGCCCACAAGCCGGGCGGTGTCGCCAAGGAAGGCGAGCGCGTATTGCTGATGGACATCGACTGTGTGGTGACGGGGAACCTCGATCCGCTGGTGACGATGGATGAGCCGTATCGGTTCTGGCACAATCCGAATTTCGAGCGCGGCGGGCGGCGCGGTTTCATCCAAGGCTCGCTGCAACTCTTCACGGTCGGTGCCACGGAATGCTTGTGGCGCGATTTCGACCCGCGCACGACTCCGGGATGGTACAATCGCCGCTTCGGAGGCGCCGAGCAGGCTTGGATCTCCGAGCGCCTGAACACCGCCTATCCGGATGCAGGATGGGAATGGAACGTGCCGACGTTCACGGATGCTGATGGCATCTACGGCGCTGGTCGGCTCGTCAACGGCAAGATGGGCAACGGAGTTCAATCGGAGTTGCCGGAGAATGCGCGGATCGTGTTCTTTCCGGGAGATCGCGCGGCAACGCAGCCGCAGGTTCAGGCGGTGCATCCGTGGATCGCAAGCCATCTCTACTGAGGGACAAATGACAGAGCCGACTTTCTTCGACAGCTTTAGCGATCTCGAGAAACGGTATCTTTGGGATCTCCTTGCAACTGGCCTTTATGGGGAGACACTTGAGGATGTCATGCGGGAGCTAATCCGCGGAGGTTTGCGGCGGGCTGCTGAGAAGAAACTTGTCTCGCTTAATCGGGAGTGATCCTGTGACCGATTCCATGATGGAATACCTGCCCCCGGCTGGCAGTGGCCCACTGAAATACACCGGACAGGTTGCCTCCGGTTACGACGCCAAGCGCGAGCAATCGCCCAAGTGGACCTGCGAGCAGCGCATCATCGAGTCATGGATCGACGACATGCCGGAAGGCTCCGTGATCCTCGATGCTCCCTGTGGGACAGGGCGGTTCTTCTCGGCCTACGAGCGCAACAAGCATCTCGTTCTCGGGCTCGACATTTCTCCGGACATGATTGCGCAGGCACGAGTGAAGATCACCCAGCCGAACCTGTTCAAGTTCGGGATCGGAGACGTGCGCTCCGTGCCTTTGGAGAACAAGCAGGTCGACGCTACTATAAATGTGAGAATCACTAGGTGGTTATCACCAAGCGATTGCGTCCGAATGATGAAAGAGATGCAACGCGTATCAAAGGATAGAATTATAATAACCGCCCGCGTGGCTAACCATCTGCACGCCAGAACAGTAGAGCTCTTTCAGTCCGCCTTGGAAGAAGACTGGTCCATCGTTCGCAATGAAGTAGGGTACGTCATGGATTATCGCGTGTTGATGTTCCAGAGGAAGAAATGATAGGAACTCGCTTCACTAGGTGGGTAGTCATCGCTGAGGCCGCTAGGTACGTTGCGCCTAACGGCAGGAAGAACCGCGCTTGGCTATGCAGGTGCGATTGCGGTGTCGAGCGCGTTGTTACGCAAATGAGGCTTCGCAGTGGGGACTCTAAGAGCTGTGGGTGCTTAAAGGCGGAAAAGCTGGCGTACATCAGGAGAACCCATGGTCACTTTTCTGGCCGCAAAGTGACGCCAACTCTCAATTCGTGGCGTTCGATGATGCTGAGATGCAACCCATCTTATCGCTTATATAAGGACTATGGCGGGCGCGGTATAAAAATTTGCGAACGGTGGCATAAGTTTGAGAACTTTCTAGAGGATATGGGAGAGCGTCCTCCTGGGACGACACTCGAACGGATCGACGTCAATGGATATTACGAACCCGGCAACTGCCGATGGGCTACACGATTAGAGCAGGGAAACAACAAGAGGAATAACAGGTTCATCGACTGCTTTGGTAAGCGGGTGACGCTCGCGGAAGCAGAGAGAATCACCGGGGTGCCGCAACATACAATTGCCGCGAGGATAAAGCGGGGATGGAGTGTTTGTGATGCTCTGACAAAGCCCCCCCGAGTGTTGCGTCGCGCAAAACGGGCAATTGCCACATGAGCCTGACCGTCTGCACCTACTTCTGGTTCGATCCCAACAGCAAGCACAACCTGAACTACGTCTCCCCGCCCGACAACGTGCGCATGATGCAGGAAATGCAGCGCGTTGCGTGCAAGGGGATTATCTGGACGGCACGCGTTTCTGATCATCCGCATGCTAGAACGCGTGAGTTGTTCGAATCCGCCCTCGATGGCTGGAAGATCACGCGGGATGAAGCCGGGTATACGATGGCATATCGCATAATGATGGCGGAGCCCGTCTGATGCAGCGCCACATCAAACGCTGGGATGTCCTGCTGGAGCTCGTTCGCCAGAACGGCTGGCGCAAAGGTGCCGAGATCGGCGTCCTCAACGGGGCGACGTTCTTCCATCTGCTCGACAACGTGCCCGGCCTGGAGATGACCGCCGTCGACAAGTGGGCGGCGGACAACCCGATCTACGGGGACATGCGGCCAATCGGTGAAGAGTTCAGGCTTCGGGCCAGAGCCTTCGGGGATCGCGTTACGATTCTGCAGGGCAATTCGGGCGACATGGCGCATGATGTAAAGGACGGCTCGCTTGATTTCTGTTTCATCGACGCGGATCACTCGACGGAAGCGGCGCGGGCGGACATCGCGGCCTGGGCGCCGAAGGTTCGTAAGGGCGGCGCGATCCTCGGTCACGACATCGACTTCCCGAGCGTCGAAGCAGCGGTGAAGGAGTTCGGCAACTACCAAGTTCTTCCGGATGATGTGTGGGTGCTTCTATGACCCTGAGCGTCTGCGCCTACTTCTGGCACGATGACCGGAGCAAGAACAGGTACGCGACCGACGACGTTCGCCTGCTGCAAAGGATGGTGAACCGGCATCTGACCGTGCCGCACGAGTTCGTGGTCATCACGGATCGTCCGGAGTTGTTCAGAGACGATAGCGAGATCCGGGCGGTTCCGATCGATTGGACCACGCATATTCCGGGCCGGTGCTTCGTCAAGCTGATGACGTTCGGCCCGCACATGAAGGCCGTCGGCGAGCGTGTTCTCGTCATGGACCTCGACGTGATCGTGACCGGCAACATGGACGCCATCGTCGATCGGTACGAGCCGATTGTCCTGTGGCGCAACCCGACACGAGTTCCATGGGATAACCCGTCGAAGCCGAGCCGCCCATATTACAACACGAGCATCGTTCTTCATCGCACGGGGACATTGACTGACCTGTGGATGCGTTTCAATCCGAAGCGCCCGATCGTTCGCGATGACCAGTGGTGGGTCTCGGGATTGCTCGGGCCGAACGTGCCCTATTGGGATGCAAGCCACGGGATTTACCGGATTGCCCGAGAGGATACACCGGGAAGCGGAGTGCAGGGAACGTTGCCTGAGAATGCACGCATCGTCTTCTTTCCGGGCAGCGAAGGCAAGGCCACGGACCCGCGCGTCATTGCGGCCAATCCGTGGATCGAGGGACATTGGAAGTAATGGCACGCACCAAAACAGACCCGCTGATCTCAGCGCTGATCGCCAAGCTCCCGCCTTCGGGTGAAGGCTGGCCGGTCGATCGCCAGATCGCATGGCTGAAGATGATGGCCCAAGCCTTTGCGGTCGTCTACGGCGGGAATGCCGTCGCGCAACTCGATGCGCAGGAAGTGGCGGCACCCAAGGCTGCACCCGCCCCGCCGCCTCCGAAGCCTGAGCCAAAGTATCCGTTCGTCATCGACACGCAAGGCTACGTTCGCAAGAGCAACGCCAAGGGCAAGCGTGTGCTTCCCGGCGAAATAGACAACGTGGTCCATGATCTCAGCAACGGCGCCGTCGATCTGAGAAGCATCATCTGGGCAGATGACTCGACAGGGCTCAATGGGGCTGATCTGACGATTGTGGGGGCGTAGTGCATTTCCTGGACATCGCCGGTTGCCCCGGAAGCGGCAAGAGCACACTCTGTTATCCGATCTGGGGGGACAGAAGCGTCGGCTGGGACGGCAAGCTCCCACCGGCCTACTGGAAACCCTTTCTCGACGAGATCACCGAACTGATGATGCTCGTCAGGGATCACGAGTCATTTCAGGCCGTGATCCGCATGAATGACCGCTCCGCCAAGAAGATGGCGACGGTCGAGCGGATGATTGACGACCGCGTGTTCATCCAGACCGGGTTGGTACAGCGCATCTTGGGCTTCGGCTGGCGGCTCCATCAGATGGGCCGGGACGTGAACCTGATCCGCAGGGCACTGTGGCTGATGCCGGTTAGCGTCGGCGTCGTGTTCCTCGAAGCGGACGTTGAGGTCGTCAAGGAGCGCAACCGCCAGCGCCGGAACAACCCGGCGACGGCTCACGAAGACCGCTCGTTCCAAATAGAGCCGATGCTTCCCGCAATCGCAGTGGCGAAGGAGGTGCTTCGTGAGCGAGGCGTTCCCGTCCTGGAGCTCGACGTGCAGCATCAGTCCATTGACGATGCCAGAGCCGAGCTTGTCGCGTTCTCGAACTGTGGACCTTGTGAGCCCGCGCAGATGGGACTTGGCCATCAAGAAGCGCTACTTCGCGCACTTCCTCCATGGTGGAGATCGTGACGCCATAAGGCTGTACCGCTGGCATATCGCTCGCAGGTGCGGACCTCGGTTCGACCGTGGCCTGCCCATGGACATCTGGAAGTGGAGCGTAGACGACTACGTGGAAGCGGCAGAGACCCTGTTTGCCTCGATGGCGCACAACGGGTTCCTGTCCGAGTACGCTGTTCCGATAGATCCTGACGGAGAGCTTCTAGGCGGAGCGCATAGAGTGGCGTGTGCGCTGGCGCTGGGGATCGGGGAAATACCGGTCGTCCGCAAGCCATATAGAGCCTGGGCGCCGCCGTGGGGCCGGGAATGGTTTGTTGCGAACGGGATGGCTAAAGAGGATTTGGATCGCGTTAGCCGGGATTACGTTGATCTGGCGACGGTTTGCCAGAGGACGGGCGGCACGTAGGAAACTGCACCATCAGCAGCGAAATTAACCATGCACGAGCCGTATGAGACGATATCGTGATTGATTTCGTCTAGATAACTCTGAAGGTCTTTACGGAGGCCAAGCCACGGGTTGAGTTCTCCATCAATCCACGTGATCGGCAAAGACTTCACCGGCATCAATGACGACGCCCTGACGATAGCCGGCGCGGCCACGAAGCCCACTAGCCCAGTGATCAAGCCTCGCCTTGAAACTGGCAGGGTCATCGGAACCTCTTGATCTGCCCTGTCAGGCGCACCCAAGCCGCTCGCATCCAGTAGCTATGGTGCATTGACACATAGGGGCGTGCGCCGTCGGCAATCTCGAAGCCGAGAAGCTTAAGCAACCAGCGTTGTCTGACCGTGATCTCCATGCGCGGAACCTACCACTATTCGCCAATCGAGGGAAGCACATGCCCGTAGACGCCCCCATGAAAACCTATGTCGGCTCAAGCAAGAAGCCGAAGCCCAAGCCCAAGCCGACAAAGCCGCGGCCGGGATATTGATCAGATCTGCATGTCTACTGCATCTCTTGATGATCTCAAGGCTATTGAACGCCTTATCGAGAACCTGTCTCCGGAAAAGCGCAGAGCGCTCGTCGAAATCCCAGCCATCAAGCAGCGCCTTGCAAGGTGGGCACCCAATCCGGGGCCTCAGACAGATGCCTATCATAGCCAAGCCGATGAGCTTCTGTACGGAGGGCAGGCTGGTGGGGGCAAAACGGATCTTCTGATCGGTCTCGCCCTCAACGAGCACAAGCGCGCGCGCATCTTGCGCCGGATCAATCAGGACGTTTCTGAACCGGCCGACAGATTGCTGGAAGTCCTTGGCCACTCCGATGGGTTCACGCGCAATCCGCCGACGTGGCGCGGGGAAGGAAACAAGCTGATCGAGTTCCGCGGCTGCGAGTTGGAGCGCGACAAACAAAGGTTCAAAGGAAAGGCGCGCGACTTCATCGGCTACGACGAACTCGCCGACTTCCTTGAAAGCCAGTACCTATTCATCAATACCTGGAACCGCTCGGTCGATCCGAGCCAGCGCTGCCGCATCGTTGGTGCCACGAACGGCCCCACGACGGCAGAAGGGCTTTGGATCATCAAACGGTGGGCCGCTTGGCTCGACCCCAACCATCCGAATCCGGCCAAGGATGGTGAGCTTCGCTGGTATCTGACGATCGATGGGCAAGACGTAGAGGTTGACGGGCCTGGACCGCATGAGATCCGGGGACGCATGGTTCGTGCATCATCACGCACGTTCATTCGCTCCCGTCTCGAAGATAACCCGGATCTAGCAGAAACGGATTATGGTGATCGCCTAGAAAGCCTGCCGGAAGAATTGCGCCGCGTCTACCGCGAAGGTGATTTTACAGTCGGCCTGAAAGATGACGATTGGCAGGTAATCCCCAGCGCATGGATCGACGCTGCCCAACAGCGGTGGACGGATCGCCCGCCAGAAGGGTTTGCCATGACGGCCATGGCGGTCGACGTGGCTCCAGGCGGTGGGGACAAGCGTGTCATAGCCGCTCGTTATGGCGGATGGTTCGCCCCGCTCGACGTAGCGCGGGAAGTCGATAGGGACGGGCGCCTCACGGCTTCGGCTGTCGTAAGGCTGCGCCGCGACAACTGCCCCGTGGTCGTGGACCTTGGTGGCGGCTGGGGCGGCGATGCTGCTGTTGCTCTACGGGACAACGGTATCACGGTCGTGACCTACATGGGCCTCAACCCGTCATCCGCGACGACGCGCGACGGCAAACTCCGGTTCGTGAACAAACGCGCGGAGACGATATGGAAAGTGCGTGAAGCCCTCGACCCCGGACAGGATGGCGGGTCTCAGATCATTCTTCCGCCGGACAATGAAATGAAGGCCGATCTCGCATCGTTCCGATGGGTGCTGAAGCCGAATGGTATCCAGATCGAGTCAAAGGAAGACATCAAGAAGCGCATCGGACGCTCGCCGGACAGGGGTGAGGCGGTGTGCATGTGTCTTGCGCCGGGCGATCAGGCCGTGACGCGCGCGGTAAGGCGCCATTCGCCACCCAAAGTCATCCTCGCGTACCAGAACTCCAAACGCAGTTACTCGAAAGGAAGAAGATAGATGAGCAGCCTGTTCAAACCGAAGATGCCGAAGGTAGAGATCCCCGAGGAGCAGAAACCGCGCCCCGTCCGCATGCCGACCGAGACGGACCCGGACGTGCTTGCTGCCTCCAAGCGCACCCGTCAGGCCGCCATGCAGCGCCGCGGCAGGCTCTCCACCATTCTCACAGATCAGACCAGAGCCACTACCGGGTCGAGCGGGACCAAGCTGGGGGCCTGATCTCAGATGGACAGCAGAGCGCGAGAAGTGCTGCGGATGGGCGACAAGCTCTTCAGCAGTAGAAGAAACATAGACTCTCTCTGGCAGGAGATCGCGCTCAACTTTTATCCTGAGAAAGCCGATTTCACATACAACAGGGTAGAGGGCGATGAGTTTGCCGACCACCTGTTCTCGTCCTATCCCGTCATGGCGCGGCGCGAGCTGGGAAACCTGCTCTCCGCAAACCTTCGGCCACGATCGCAGAAATGGTTCTCGGTTCACGTCGATGACGAGGAACTTGACGAGCAGGACGCCGAGCGCAAGTTCCTGGAGAGGCTGACGGACATTCAGTGGCGGGCGACCTACGACCGTCCGGCACAGTTCGTCAGGGCGACGAAGGAGGGCGATCACTTCTTTGCCACCTTCGGCAATGCGGTCATCCAAGTCTCTCTCAACATCGCGGGCGACGGCCTCCTGTTCCGCAGCCATCACTTGCGAGATTGTGCCTGGTCGGAGAATGCAGAAGGTAAGATCGACGTTCTCCACCGCAACTGGAAGCCGACGGCGCGCCAGCTCAAGCACCATTTCCCCGCCACGATCTCGAAAGATGTGAAGGAAGCCTGCGAGAAGAACGCGGAGCAGACCTTCTACTGCCGCCATGTCGTGGTGCCGTCGCGGCTCTACGATTACAAGTCCAAGTCCGGCCGGCAATTCCCCTACGTTTCGCTCTATGTGGAGCGGGAAACCGAGACGGTGCTGGAGGAGGTTGGTCTTAATCACTTCCCCTACGTCGTGCCCCGCTGGGAAACCGTGCCTGGCTCGGCCTACGGCGTGTCCATGGCAACCATGATCCTGCTGCCCGACAGCCGGACGTTGCAGGTCGTGATGCGGACGCTGAGAGAGGCAGGCGAGAACTACGTCAATCCCCCGCTCATCGCCGTGAACGATGCGATCCGGAGCGACATCGCGCTCTATCCCGGCGGCATCACCACCGTTGACATGGAATACGACGAGCGGCTGGGCGAGGTTCTAAGGCCGATCACGAAGGACCGCGGCGGGTTTCCCATAGGCGAAGCCATCGCGGCATCGCTGCGTGAGGACATCAGGGGCGGGTTCTTTCTCGACAAGATCCAGCTTCCAGAGGTCGGCAACCAGATGACGGCTTTCGAGGTTCGCCGTCGTCTCGAAGAGCATATCCGGTCGTCGTCTCCGATCTTCGAGCCGGTCATCGAGCAGTACAACGACCCGCTCTGCGATACGGTGTTCCAGATACTCTCAGAAGCCGGGGCGTTCCCGCTGCATGAAATGCCGGAGACTTTGGCCGAACGGGAGATCAAGTTCAAGTTCCGCTCACCCCTGGCAGACCTTGCCGATCAGGCCGAAGCGGAATCGTACATCGAGACGCGCGACCGCATCCTCGTGCCGGCCATGCAGTTCGATCCATCACAGGCTGAGAACGCGGACTTCACCCAAGCAACACGTGACGCCATGCGGGCGGCCGGCTGGAAAGCGAAGTGGTTCAAGCCGGAAGAAGCCGTTGCGGAAGCCAAGGCGCAGATGCAGGAGCAGGCCGAAGCACAGCAGGTCGTGGACGAGATCGCACAGGCCGGAGCGGTTGCGGAGCAGGGCGGCAAGGGCCTCGATGCGCTGCTCAAGGCAGGCCAGCAGCCGGCACGTCCTAACGGCGCCGCAAGGTAGGATCAATGCCAAAACGTGAAGTCTGGCACCCGGCTGATTACGATCAGGCGGACGTGAGAGCTATTCAGGCGCTCGCCAATTATGCACAGCTCGCCGTTGTCGCCTGGAACGAGCAGGAGATGGGACCGGCGCCGGAAGTGCCGTCTCCGTTCGAGGTGAAGCGGGCGCTCGACTGGATCATCAACAACGCTGCGCAGACGTACGACACGAGCTTCGTGGCGGACGACGCAAACGGGCGGGTCGGAGCTTTCGTCGAAGGACGGCGCTCGGTCGGCATGCAATTGGTGAAGCTGATGAGACTCAAAGCCGATGTGGTGAAGAAGTAGGAACGAGGGACCTATGCTTGACGACGAACTCACAGAAACCCAGGAGACTGGGGAAAGTGGCGATCCGGCACCAAAGGATCAGCAAACACAAAGCTCGGAAGGTGAGCCTAAAGCACCTGCCACCGAAGAGAAAACGGAACCCGCAAAGACCGGCAAGACGATAGTTGCCGGAGCCGATGCCGAGGAAGAAGCCAAGGCAAAGGAAGAGCAGGAAGCCAAGGATCACAAGCCCTATTGGCCAGACGACTGGCGCGAGAAGATGGCCGAGCACTATGCGGCCGGCGACAAGAAGCTCTATCAGAAGGAGCTGAACCGCCTGAAACGGTTCACCGACCCGACCGCAGTCTACGGCATGGGGCGTGAGCTGGAGGGCAAGTTCACGTCAGGCGGTCTCGTCAAGATCCCCGGCAAGGACGCGAAGCCGGAGGAGAAACAAGCCTTCTGGAAACAGCTCGGCGTTCCCGAGAACGCGGAAGAGTATTTCGAGAAGATCCAGCTTGAGAACGGCGCTGTCATCGGCGAGGCCGACAAGCCGCTGGTGAACACGTTCGCGCAGGCCGTTCACAAGGCCGGAGCCACGCCTGAGTTCGTCAGCGCAGCCCTCAACTGGTACTATCAGCAGCAGGAGCAGCAGGCCGCCGAGCTAGATGAGCAGGACGAGACATTCCGCGTCGAATCCGAGCGCGCGCTGAAGGAAGAATTCGGCCCGGCGTTCAAGCGGCGCACGAATGCCATCGGTTCACTATTCTCTACGGCTCCGGGCGGCTCGGACATCAAGAACGAGAACGGCCTGTTTGCCCGCCTCATGGGCGGCAGGACGGCCGATGGCAGGATCATCGGCAACGACCCCGACATGGTGCGCTGGCTGTCCGGCCTCGTGAGCGAGGTTAACCCGGCGGCTACCGTTGTCGAGGGCGGCGATCAGTCAGGGCAATCCGTCGACGAAGAGATCGCCAAAATCGAAAAGATCATGCGTACAGACCGGCGCGAATACAACCGGACCTACGCAGACCGTTATCGCGAGCTTCTCGGAGTTCGCGAAAAGCTTCGGGCTCGCGGAGCCTGAAAACCCCGGCGGCCAGATCCGGCCAACCCGGAGCAATCCGGCGCTGGATAGGCAGCCACCTTAAACCCCAAACCGTCTAGCAGGCGCTCTTGGACTTGAGCGCGGCGCTCGATCTTCCCGATCGGGCCAACCCGCAATCACGTCGGAAAGGGCTAACCCGGACGCAACGACGGCATCTCAAACCCACCTATTGAGAGGTGCCAAAATGAGCGACAGTGCGTTTCAAACCCAATACCGCCAGGAGCTTGTGGCGGAGTTCGAGGAAGGTATGAGTTGGCTTCGTCAGTGCACCGTCACGGAAGCCGTCATCAAGGGCAACCAGGCGGTGTTCCTGGTGGCCGGTTCCGGCGGCGCTGCTGCCGTAAACCGCGGTATCAACGGGTTGATCCCGGCTCGCGCCGATAGCAACACGCAGCATACCGCAACGCTGGTTGAGTGGCATGATCTTTGCCGCAAAACCCGCTTCAACATCTTTGCATCTCAGGGCGACCAGCGGAACCTTATGCAGCAGACCACGCGCAAGGTTCTGAACCGCCGCGTCGATGCTGACGTTATCGCTCAGCTCGACACTGCGACCAACAACCTTGGCGCTGCCACCACGTTCTCGCTGTCGGTCGCGGCCAAGGCGGTCACGACCCTTGGCGAGAACGAGGTTCCGGTCGAGGAAGAGGACAAGATGTACGCCGTCGCCACCCCCGCGGTGCGTGGCTACATCATGCAGCTCCCCGAGGCGACGAAGATCGACTACGTGGAGATGAAGTTCCTCGCAGGTCCGGCCCGCCGCATGATGCGCTGGGCGGGCTTCAACTGGGTCTTCCACCCGAACCTGACCGGCGTCGGGACCAACTCGGAGAAGTGCTACTTCTTCCATCGCGATGCGATCGGAAGTGCCTTCGATTCCGGTGAGGGCCTGAACACGGCGGTGGGCTACGATGACGAGCAGGACTACTCCTACGCTCGCGCATCGTCGTTCACGGGCGCGAAGCTCCTGCAGCAGAACGGCATCGTGCAGTTCCTGCATGACGCCTCGGCCATCTGAGAAAGGAGGACCTAACCATGGCTTACAAGTCTGACAAGCTGAACCTCCAGTCTCAGTCGATCGCGGGTGTCCGGCACTGGTCCTATACGGACACGGGCTCGGCACTTGCTGCCGTGTCTGACGCCGGCTTCTTCTCCGATGGTCGCACCAAGGGGATGAAGGTGGGCGATGTCGTGTTCTTCACGAGCGCCGGCGCCACCCCCACGTCTGACACCTTCGTCGTCACTGACGTGCAGGCCGACGATACCGGCGGCCAGTACGCCTCTGTCGGCGATACGGGCTGATAGCCTTCACACGAACGGGGCCGGCGCGATTGTCGCCGGCCTTTCTCTTCATCCACAATCTGAGGGAAACTCATGTCGACCGTTGCTGCGGCCGCAAAGCCGGCCCGTGTTGTCAAGTCAGAAGCCGCCGCGCCCGCGAAGCCCGAGCAGATGCTCCGCCAGGTGCAGCCCCGCAAGTTCTCGCCCTCCACCCTGCAGTCCATGGGCCACGATTACGACTGGCTCGCCGTGACGGTGCCGGGCGACTGGACGTTTGCCGACGTGATGAAGCCCATCGCATGGTCGAACGTCTGCACGATGGTCTCGCGCGATGCGCTCAATACCCGCCGCGACAAGATCGGATCGTTGATCTATGCGCGCTCGCCGAAGTTCCTCGCCATGCTGGAGATCACGGGCGTCACGCTCGACCACCTCGGCAACCCGAACGGGCTCAACGTCGAGTGTATCGGGCCGAGCGTGGACATCAAGACGGGCGAGGCACGCCCCTTGAACCGGAAGACCCGCAAGGCTTGGGCAGACGAGCCGGACACCGAATAAGGAGCGGAGCGATGGGCGGTCTCTTGCGAGGCAGGAAAATGAGCGTTCCGGCAGAGCGTGAGCCGAGCCGGCCGCGTCCGGTTCGCTTGCCGACAGAGACCGATCCGTCGGCCCTTGCCGCATCACAGAGGACACGTCAGGCGGCGGCGCAACGGAGAGGGCGGCTTTCCACTATCCTTTCCGATGGTGTGCAGGCCAATCCAGAGAAGGCCACAACCGGATCGTCCGGCGTGAAGCTGGGAGCATAGGACATGGTTTCCAAGCTGGAGATCTTCAACGCGGCTCTCGACGAGCTAGGCCACGAGATCCTGAGCGATACCGGCGAAGGCAACAGGGCGGCGCAGGTTCTGGCGAGGCTCTATGACAAGGTGGTCGCGGACTGCCTTGCGGAAGGTTCGTGGAACTTTGCCATGGAGACCATCAAGGCGGAATCGGACACGGGCGTCGAGCCAGCGTTCGGCTTCAGGCAAGTGTTCGCCAAGCCGTCGGATTGGGTCAGGACGTTCGCAGTTTCAGAGGACGAGTATTTCACTTATCCGCTCCTGCACTACTACGACGATGCCAACTACTGGTCGGCGGACAATTCCCCGATCTATATCCGGTACGTGAGCAACGATACCGGGCTTGGATTGGAGATGAGCCGCTGGCCGGCGGCGTTCCGGCGCTTTGTGGAACTGGAGCTCGCCGCCCGCGCCTGCATGCCAATAACGCAGAACGCATCCTTGAGAGAGGATGTGGAGGCGGCACGCGACAAGGCACGGAAGAACGCGAAGTCACACGATGCGATGAACGAGCCGCAGCCCCGCTTCCCGCCTCCATCACCGTGGACGCAGGCGAGGGCCGGCAGGATGGCGCGCGGTGATCGCGGCAGTCGTGGCAGATTGATCGGGTAGAAACCGTGGCAAGAACCAATGTCCCGCTACTTGCTCTGAATCGCGGCCTTGTATCCCCCAAGGCTCTCGCACGCGTTGATCTTGACCGCACCCGCCTTTCTGCCGAGGTGCAGACCAACTGGCTTTCGAACACCCAAGGCGCACTGTCCCTCCGCCCCGGTACGAAATACATGGGGTCGGTGGCTTGCGATACCGGAGCGGAGCTGATCGAATTCGTAGCGTCAACAGACGATGTGGCTCTGCTTGAACTCACCCATGATACCGGCTCCGGTCAAGGAAGAATGCGCGTGTGGCTGGGGGATGACGCGCATAACCTGCAACTCATGAAGCGGCCTCACGTCGATACACATGTGAGCCTGTCGGATACCGGATGGGAGGATGCTAGTCTGGGTGGCTCCATCACCGTAAGTGGTTTTGATCTAATCCCCACGATGGTCGATCAGACAACTTCTGGGGTTAGCATGACGGCATCATCCACTGTGGATGATGAATCAAGCGCGTGGTCTGCTGGAGATGATGATGTCGACTCGTTGTGGGTATCAGATGATGACCCTCCCCAATGGCTGAAAGTCGATCTAGGTAGCGCACAACAGGTTTCGAGGTATTCGATAAGAGCTGTATCAATCCCCGAAGGCATCGGAGCAACGCCGTCTGCCTGGACCTTTCAGGGGAACCATTCGGATACGGGATCTGCAGGAAGTTGGACCACACTTGACACGGTGTCTGGTCAGTCGTCCTGGGCGGTAGGCCAGAAGCGCACGTTTAACATAGGTTCTCCACAGCAGTTCCGTTTCTACCGCTGGAATATAACGGCCAATGCTGGTGGGTATCCAGTGGTCGCCATTGCTGAGGTCGAGTTGATAGGTCAGGCAAGTGGCTCGTCTGACCAAGGCACGTTCAACCATGGTAATTTGATTTTGAATGCAGTGGCTCTTGGGTCGGTTGCTCGGGTCAGGAAACGCGTCATCGTTGACACTGGCGATCTCGGATCAGAACACCAATTGTCGATTGATGTCTCGCACGGCCCCGTCACATTCAGGATCGGCTCATCTGCCGGTGATGATGATTACGTGTCGGAAGCGATGCTCGCCACAGGGCACCATTACCTCGCCTTCACGCCCACAAATGATTTCCATATTACCATTCAGAACGACAAAATTGTTAACCGTATCATTGATGGCATCAGTATAGCCGACAGCGGGGTAACGGCTATACCAACACCATGGTCCGCAGATGATCTCGATGACATCCGCTACGACCAGTCTGCCGATGTCGTCTATGTCGATTGCAGAGGTGTCAAGCCGCACAAGATCGAGCGCCGCGGAGTTGGCAGGTCATGGTCTGTCGTGGAGTATGACCCGAATGATGGTCCATTACTGACCGCACCATCGTCCTCTGCGAAGCTAAAACCCAACGGTTATTACGGCAATATCAAGATCCTGTCGGATGTCCCGTTCTTCCAGTCTGGTCATGTCGGAGCTCTCATCCGAATGTTCCATTCCGGCCAAAGTGGAGTATGGCCGCTCGGAAACCTCGACACGACGACAGATCCGATCGAGGTAACGGGGATCGGCGACACCGGAACGGACAACGATATCGACAACGAGCGCCGCATCATTTTCGATGTGTCCGGGAGCTGGTCGGGCGAGATCACCATCGAGAGATCATTCGATGGCCCCGAGTTCGGATTTCGACCGATTGTTCCGAACCTCGGCACGCCGATCGATACGGGCACGTTCACGACCACAATAGACGACCCAGATGACAATATCAGTGCATGGTATCGCGCGAAGATTACTTCTTATACCTCGGGCGTTGCTGTGGTCCGCGTCAGCTACAAGGGCGGCGGTACGACGGGGATTGCTAGGATCACGGGCTACAATTCTAACCAGGAGGTCGATGCCGAGGTTCTCTCCCGTTTCTCCGATACCGGCCCGACGGACAACTGGCAGGAAGGATGGTGGTCGGATCGCAGGGGTTATCCGACGGCAGTTTCCCTGCATGGCGGCAGACTTTGGCATGCCGGCGGGGCTACCGTGTTCGGCTCGGTTTCCGACGATTACGAAAGCTTCGACGAGTCGGTCGAAGGTGATGCCGGACCTATCGTCAAGACGCTCGGCTCAGGTCCCGTCGACAGCGTGCATTACATCGTCTCCTTGCTTCGTCTGATCATCGGCACGGCAGGGGCGGAAATCGCCGTTCGCTCGTCCTCTCTTGATGAGCCACTGACGCCGACCAACTCCAACGCGATCGCCTTCTCGACGCAAGGCTCCGCCCCGCTCCGCGGCCTCAAGATGGACACCCGGTGCATCATGGTGCAGCGATCCAGGCAACGCGTGTTCATGCTGGGAGCCGGAGTGCAGGGCGCATCGTTCGGGGACTACGAAGGGCTTGAGCTTACGCTGCTAGTTCCTGATCTCCTGAACGCCAGGGTCAAGTCCGTCGCGATCCAGAGACAGCCTGATACCAGAATTCACTTCGCCCTTGAGGACGGCAAGGTTGCAATCCTCACCTACGAGCCGACCGAGGAGGTGATCTGCTGGTATCTGTGGGAGACGGACGGAACAGTCGAGCGCGTAGCAGTGCTTCCGGGTATCGAGGAGGACGCGGTATTCTATCTCATCCGCCGCGAGATCAACGGCCAGACGAAACGCTTCATTGAGAAGTGGGCCAAGGAATCGGAGTGTGTCGGGGATACTGGCCTGACTTGGCTCATGGACGCGGCCGTTTCGTACACCGACACCGGCCGCACCAACGTGATCTCAGGGCTGGATCACCTCGTCGGTGAAGAGGTCATCGTCTGGAGCGACGATACGGGCAGCATTCCCGGTGTCGACAGATCTCCTGATATCGACGGCTTGCAGCGCACCTATACTGTGGACACGGGCGGTAGCATTACGCTCGACGCAGACGTGCATCATGCGGTCGTGGGACTGCCTTACAGTGCCACGTGGAAGAGCACCAAGCTGGCCTACGCGGCCCAAGCCGGGACCGCCCTCAATCAGGCGAAGCGCGTCCCGCAGATGGGCATGATACTCCACCAGACCCACGCGCGGGCTCTCCAGTACGGCAGCGATACGGGCGGGCCGCTCGACTCATTGCCGAAGATGTATCGTGGCAAGGCGCTCGATCCGGATCATATCTTCCGCTCCTACGACGAGGTAGCCATCAGCTTTCCGAGCGGATGGGACACGGATGCTCGTGTCGTGATCAAGGCCAAGGCACCACGTCCCGCCACCATAATGGCCCTCGTGCCGAGTATTCAAACTAATGAAAGGGTGTGACTAAGTAAGCCAACCCCATATTTTTCGCCTCTTTATATCTGATACGGTCCTAGGACTAATTCCGAATTGTCCAGCTATGTTTCTAATGGGAACACCTTGCGAGATCATGTACCTGATCATGCATACGTCGTCCTTGCGCAACTTTGATGATGCGACTCGTTCTCCTCTCAGTATGGTGCCATGTCGGAGCGCATCGGCAGAGTTATCTTTGCTCGTCCCCCAACGTAGGTGTTTGGGGTTCACGCAAGCAAGATGTCCGTTTCCGCAAGTATGTAGAGCTTCGTGCGTAGGCGACGGTGGCGCGCCGTGCGCGAGTTCGCACATATAACGGTTTGCTCTGAAATGCTTACGGTCGACCCAAAGATCGCCGTATCCCCAACTGCATTTGGCAAATGGCCACAGCAGGCAATCGTTACCTTTGTAGGTGGCGTGGGAGATGAGCCAAGCGAGGGGGGCTCCTTTTGGCGTGGCCGTTCGCCCGGCTAGGGGGTCTCCGTATTTGTGCCATTTTGCCCAGTGCGGGTTACAGTAACTCTTGGCGTAATGCGGCTTGCCACAGCCTTCTACAGAGCATATGCGTTGGGAAGCCATTCTCGAACCTCGCTCGTTCGGGTTTGGTTAGAACGCGCCCAGGTCTGACCACCTGCGGCGCGTTCGTCATTATAGGTGAACGAAAAAGAAACATCAATGAAAATGGTCATCATCCGCACCGCCACAAGAGAAGACATCGACGCCTTCTCCGACATGGCAAACAAGCCCACTATCCGGGCGCTTGTTGCTGAAATGGATGGGCGGGTTGTCGCCATAGCCGGGGCGGCTCTGGCAAAAGGTCGGTGGTACGCCTTTGCCGATCTGCCCGAGGAAATCCGTCCCTACAAAATGACGATCATGCGGAACGCGAAGCGCTTCATCGAGGATCTTCGACGGCAGGGCGTCAGGTTCCTGTACGCGCAACCCGATCTGAATGAGCCGAAGGCAGTCGCGTGGCTATCGAGCCTCGGATTTGAACCAGACCCGCGTTCTGGGGGAATGCTTTACCGCTGGAGTGCGAAATAGAAGATGGCAGAACTGGCAACAATAGCGATGATCGTCTCGACGGCCGCCACGGCGGCCGGAACGATTGTCGGCGCTCAGGGCGCTCTGGCGCAAGGCAAGGCGGCCCAGGCGGCTGCTGAATACAAAGCCGAGCAGCTCGACATCCGCGCCAAAGAGGAACAGGCCGCAGCGCAACGTGACGCGCAGGAGCTCCGTCGTCGCAAGGATCTCGCCCTTTCCGAGTTGCAGGCCAAGTCTGCGGCGTCAGGATTCTCTGCCACCGATCCCACATCGCTTGCCCTTGCCGATGAAATCGCCCGCTACGGGACGATGCAGGAGCAGATGGCGATGTACGGCGGGGCATCACGGCGAAAAGGCTTGGAGAGCGAAGCCTTCGCCAGTCGTTTCGAGGGAAGGATGGCGCGGCAGGCATCCAAGTACGATGCAGCCTCGACCATACTCGGCGGGGTTTCGACCATAGCAGGGCGGTTCGCGCCAGCTCCCGGAATGCCAGCCCAATCGAGCTACAGGTACGGCGTCAGTGCTCCGCTGACCGGATGGGAAGCTACAGTCACTCGGTCTAGGTACGGTTGATAAGATGGCAAAGCTTCCCTCCCGCGAGTCTCTTGGCGGCATGCCCTCGGCGCGCTCCGGTCGCGCCATCGCCACCATAGACGCCACTGCCCCTGCACGTGCGATGCAGCGGTTCGGCCGGACCATTGCCGGCGCCGGCCAGGAGATAGGCGATGCCATCCTGAAACTGTCCCAGGACCCGGCCGCCGAATACGAGACCGAACGCCGGTTCCAGGAGTTCAAGTTCCAGCAGCAGCAGCAGCTTGAAGAGCGCATGCGCTCGGTCCAGCCTGGGCAGGCCGACGGGTTCGCCGACACGTGGGCTGACGGGTACGGCGAGCAGGCGCGCGGATTTTTCGAAACGGTCCCGGACCGCCTCAAGCCCAAGTACGACAACAAGCTGTTCGGCGTGGAACGGGATTTCTACCGCAGCGCGGCGACGTTCTCCCGCAATGAGCAGAAGCGGTTTTCCCTCGCCAACCTCGACGACGATGTCAAACGCCTTGCGCTCACGCCTGATCTTGACACTGCGCGGGCTGACTTCGATAGTCTTATCAATCTCAATCCCTATCTCACCCCGATCGAAAAGGATGAGGTGCGCCGCAAGGGGCTCGATGTTCTCGAAGAACAGAATCTCGAATGGCGCATCAGGCGGGGCGATGATCTGGATGAAATTATCCGGGATCTGGAAACGGGCGGGATGCCGGATCGGGATCCGGCTGGCCGTGTCAGCGAGAACGGTCTCGATTTCATCCGCAAACAGGAAGGCTTTACGCCTGTCGCGAAGTGGGACTTCAAGCAGCATTCGGTCGGCTACGGAACACGAGGAAAGCCCGGCGAGAGGATCACCGTCGAGGAAGCCGAGCGCCGGCTCCACGTGGAGGCAGGTGCCGTTTCCGACTGGATAGAGAAGAAGGTCAAGGTGCCTCTATCGCAGGAGCAGCACGACGCGTTGGTGTCGTTCGGCTTCAACCTTGGCACAGGCAATCTGGAGAAGCTGCTTCCCGATCTGAACGAAGGCAACTTCGAGCGTGTCGCCGAGCGCATGCTGTCGTTCAACAAGGCAGGCGGCAGGACGCAGGATGGGTTGCGGCGTCGCCGTCAGGAAGAGGCAATGCTGTTCCTGAGCAGCAGTGAGCCCATGCAGGTCGCACAGGCCCCAACGGCGGGCGATGGAGCGCGCCTCCCCTCTCTCGGCAAGTATCCTAACCTTTCTCCACAACGCCGCTCGGCCCTGATCAACAAGGCCCGTGTTGCCCGCTCTGCCATTACCCAGCAGGAACTCAGGGACGACGAGGAGCGCATTCGCAGGACGGGTGAGCCTCTGGTCGGACCCGATGGCAAAACGTCACTCGACCGGGCGAAGACGTTCCTGACCAAGAACCAGGTGGACCAGGCGCGTATATCTTGGGACGAAGCGCGGATGGAGTACGAGGCGATATCGCCGTTGCGGTCGCTATCGGAGCTTGAGGACGAGGACGGAATGAGTGATGTGGACCGCCACATTGCGGCGCTGTCCCCGGATGAAAAGGCGCCAGAAGAATCGTATGCCTCACGGGCAAGGGTGCTCGACAAGACACTGGCAGCCTGGAAGAAGATCCAGGAGGAGCGGCGCAAAGACCCGGCCAAGGCCGTCAACGACCAGCCTGAGGTTCGCGATGCCTTCGAGGTGGTGCAGGCCCGTGTCCCGGAAGCCACGATCGTCCAGCATGATGACGGTGAGCTTGATGTCGAGGTCGCGGAAGGCCAGCCCGCCGTCAGCGCGTTGAAGGCGCAGGAGATGGTGATGGAGGCTCGCCTTCAGGCTCAGGCGCGGCTCGGCATCCCGGAGGTCTATCGTTCTCCTATCACACGCAAGCAGGCGAAAAAGCTGCTCGACATGCCTGATCCTGCTCTGCTGAACGACAAGGAGTTCTATGACAAGCTCCGGGCGGCGGCTGATGCTTCGGAGGAAACCTACGGTCCCCGCTTCGGCCGGCAAGCCTTCGAGTCGGCAGTTCGCTTCAAGCTGCGTGAGAAGGAGCACAAGGATACGGCTGCCGGCGTGATCCGACAAGTCGTTTGGGGTGAGCCTGTCACCCAACGCGACATCAACCGTCTCCGTATGATGAATGAAATCGATTTATCCGACGCAATGTTCTCTGACCCGTTTGCATTCACTGGACCGCGTTCAACACGCGGTGGAGTGCGGCAGATCGAGGATCTGGACGCGATAGGGCGAGGTCCAGAAAACCAATTCCTTCCAGCGTTCGCGATGGAGGAGACGGAACGGCCGTTCATCTCGCCTGAGTTCGCGCGGGATACGATGCCTGCAATTCAGGAGTATCAGGCGAGACAGGCAGCAAAACGTCCGACCCCAGCGCAGATCGAATGGGTCAGACAGGACCCGAAAAGCCGCCAGCCTATTTTCGATATGGAGTTCGGTCGTGGGGCGTGGGCGCGCTTTGCGAACGAGCCTGCCGATACCAGCCGAGAACCTTCTCGATAACGAGCAGGTTGGCGACCATCACCGGAACGGTGAACCAGCCCGCCGCCCACTCGCTGAATCCTAGAGCCTGAAAGCCCTGAAGGGCCAGCACTGACGGTGTGATCATCAGCACCGCCAGCATGATGTGTTTCACCGAAATTTTCATCAGAGCCTGCCACGCATGGATGACCAACTCCTGAACGATCTGCGCTCCCTCGGGGAAGAACCGGAAGCTGTCGATCCTGGTCTTACCGGACTTCTCCCGCAACAGGAAGAGCCGGTCGGCACGAGCAACACCGCGCGAGAGGTTGCGCCACTGATCGACCGCCTTGCCGAGCAGCGCCGACGCGAGCGCGAACGGGAGGAGCAGGAGGCGGAGCTTAGGTCCCGCGACGGTGCGCTTGATGCGTTGATGGACCCTCAGCAGTACGTCGAGGGCGTCAAGGGCATCATCCCCGGCGCCATTCGTTCGGGCGGTCTTGTGCTTCAGGCTCCCGATGTATTCGCCTCACGCGCACAGCACAACGCTGCCCGCTTCGGTCGCCAGCAGATCGAATTGATGGATCGCATTGATCGCGGCGAGGATGTCTCCGAGGTCGATGACGCCATGGGCTACCGGCAAATGTCGCCGGCCCAACGATTGCAGGCCCGTGAACAGCTCACCAAGGCGCAGAGATCCTTCGCCCCGACGCCCATTCAAGAGCGTTCGCTGTTCCGCGCGGGCGAGGATGTCCAGGAGTTTGCCAAGGGCGTTGCACCGGCTGCACCCGGCTACGAAGAGTCCGTAGGCCGCCAGCTTGGCGAAGGTCTCGGCTCCATGGCGGTCGGCCTGCCGGCATCGTTCATTGGACCGATGCCTGCCGCTGTCGTCTTTGGTGCGATGGGTGTCGGCGAGGCTGCGGATCGCGCGGTCCAATGGGATCGCAAGGAGCGGGAAGCGGGTCGCCCCGGTCTGACGCAGGATCAAATTGCGCTTGCCGGTATTCTCGGCACGGCACCTGGCGCGACAGATATGCTGCCATTGGAGGTTATGGTCGGGCGCCTGCCGATCCCCATGCCGAAGTGGATGCGTGGCGCGGTCGCGCGCGGGATTGGCCGGATCGGCGGACAGGCGTTCATCGAAGGCGTTCAGGAAGGCGGGCAAGCGTTCCTGCAGAACCTGATCGCCCGCGAGGTCTACGATTCGAACCAGCCGCTGGTTGACGGTCTGGGCAGCGAGGCGGCCATCGGCGGCGGCGTCGGCGCAATTGCGCAAACCGCCAAGGAGCTTGGTTCCTGGATCATCCGCTCCGCAGCCGGACGCCGCACTCGGTCGACGGAACCTAGCCGTCGCGATGAGCCCACCCCCGAGACACCCCGCGATTCCGTCGTCGACCTCGACCAGTTTGCAGATCCCATCGAAGAGGAAGGTGAACGCCCCGTAGACGAAGCACCTCTAGGCCCTCTTGCTCCCGATGTCAGAGGGCAGCAGGGAGAGGAAGGCGAGCTTGCAGCGTCGATGGTGCAGGACCGCCTCTCGGATGAGGCGCGCGATTATCTGAACGAAGCGTATTCTACCATCGGGCTTGAGCCCGAGACGGACCTTTCGACCGTTCCTGCTTCCGAGCTTCGTCAGATCGCGAGCTACCTGAGAGAGGTGCAGCAGGACATCCGCACGGAAAGCGGACGATACACCCCAGGTCGCGACGAGCTCAATCCGCCCGACCCTGCCATCACGGAACTGCTTCGCGGCATCAATGCGGAACTGAGGCGGGATGCAGCAGCCCAGCGTCGCCAGCCGCAGTTGCCGTTGGACGAGACCGCCGCCGAAGCTGCGCCGACGGAGCAGGCCGCGCCGCAAAGCGTGCCTCAGACCCAATCTCGTGGCAGGCTCGGCACCCGTCTGGAAGACCTCGCGCAGCGCGACTTCAGAGCAGCGGAAGCCGTAGACAGCGTTCGTGGTGCGGGAGCGCGCCCCGACGTGTCGTCTGAGGGATTTTCATCCCCTACCTTTGACCAGATCTCCTCCGTTCTCCCCCCAGATGCCAATGGCGATCCCGACTTCGGACGCCTCAATGCGCGAATGCAGGCCGAGTTCGGCAAGACCGGCTGGAACAATCTCACCCCGGACGAGAAGGTTCAGCTTTACCGCACGTTCGGTGGCGAGCCTGCACCTGCAACACAGGAAGCCCCTGAGAGCGTCACAGAGGCCGGCGTCTCACCGGAGGTCGTACCCCCCGCAAAAACTGCCGAAGCCGCTCCTGAGCCGACTGTGGGGCAGGAATCGGCCATTTCTGATGATACCCGCCAAGCCTTCCGCGAAATACTCGCAGGCAAGGCGCCGCGCCGTCAGTGGGCAGAACAGCTAGGCGTCGACGAGGGACAACTGCAATCCCTGATCGACGAAGCGGCATCGGAAGGGCTGGTGCGCGTCGATCGCAACGGCGTAGTGAGGCGCACGGCGCGCGCGAAGGTGGCGGCAACTGCCGCTCAGCCGACACCGCGTCCGACACAGGCTCCGCGTCCGGCGGCTCCGGCTCAGGCCCGGCCTTCCCTCACCATCCCGTCTGACATCCGCCTCCGCAACTCAATCGACGCCCGCGAGCGCATCACCGGCAAGCCACTCAATGCCATCGTGCTCGACTATGCCGGCCGCATCGAGGAAGCGCGGGGCACTGATGCGTTCGACGGCATCATGGCCGAGATCAGGGCAGACCGTCTATTCCTGAAAGCGGATGCCCATGATCTTGCAGCACTGGCAGGATATCCCGTCACCAAGTCAGCAACGAAGAAAGCTGCACTGGAGACGGTAGAGAAACGGCATCGTGATCTGGCGGAGGGGCTCAATCAGAAATTGTTGCCGGATCTTGCGGCTCTGTCGATGTCGCAGGCGCCGCCGCAGGTCTCTCGCACGTTTTGGGGTGGGTTCCCGTCTGTCGAAACACTTCTTCCCCGCCATGCGCTGCGTAACCACAACCCGGAACTCTACGACAAGGCCAAGGCTGGGGATCATGCTGCTGCGGCCCAACTCGTCGATGAGGTTGTGAGAGACGAGGCGATAGAGCGCTTGCGCGCGACTATCGGCGACCGGCAGCCGGTCATAGTTGCGGTCATGGCAGAGGAAGCCTCGGGCCGCAATGCAATCCCAAGGACGTTTGCGAAAATCATTGGCCGCCATCTTGGGTTGCCGGTCGATAGCTCCATCGTGCAGACAGTGCGCGCCCAGCACACGGGCGCCGACGCATTCGCCAGACTGGCACGTCAGCCTGTGTTCTCCGGTCCTGTCGTCGCGGGCCAGGATTACGTCATCGTCGATGATACCGTCACTATGGGCGGTACATTGGCAAATCTCCGAGGCTATATTGAAAGCCAAGGCGGTCGTGTTATATTAGCGTCCACACTGACAGGTGGACCGCAGCAGAATATCGTCCCATCGGCAGCTCAGCTCGATGCGGTCCGTAAGAAGCACCCAGATCTTGACGAATGGTGGCAAAATGAATTCGGCTTCCCGCTCGAAACGCTCACGGCCAGCGAGCTTGGTCACCTCAGAAAAGCCGTATCACTTGACGCCATCAGAGATCGAATCTCTGCGGCAAGAGGGTCCGAAGATAGACAAGGCGGTGGACGAGTATTACCGCAAGAAGGAGGCGGCGAGGTAGCGCCGTCTACCAGCACTGGTGACACAGAACCGCCTTCGGGCGGTTTTTCTTTGGCCTCACTGACCGGCCTACCGCGTCTTCCAACGGAACCATCGGCGCCAATCGATGCGCTTATCATCACCGCGATAGAGCGCAAGATCGATGCCATGCTCCCGGCTGATGTCGCCACGCGGATCAAGGACAGAATTACCCACCCATCCGGTGCTGTCCTTAACGCCCAATTCCTCATCGGCAAGCGAATGGTCGAGTTGGGCCTCGTGAATAGCCCGCTCAAGATCTTTCATCTCGGCAAACATGAGGTGATCCATGCTCTGCGGATGTCCGGGCTTTTTACGCAGGATGAATGGCAACGGCTCGTCTCCCACGCCAAGAAGATCAACATCGATGAACAGATAACGGCGAAAGATGCCAACGGCAAGCAGGTACCCGCCATTCCTGGCTACCGGAACCTGTATCGCACGTCCTTTTCTGGAATAGGGCTGAGAGGGAAAGAACTCAACGAAGTCATCGAGGAGCTTATCGACCAAGAGCGTGTTGCCAAGATGGCGGAGCAATGGGTCGCTCGCGAGGCCAAATTCGGGCGCGCCATAGACCAGATCCTTGATCGCATCAGTCGATTCATAGAAGCAGCCGCCCGCGCTCTGAACAATCTCGGCATCAGGTCTTTAGATGACTACGTGGAACTGGCGAATGAGCGCGACGTGCAGCGCATCGCCGAAAGGGTGCTGTCTGGTGAAGTGGGCGGCCGTGCGCGCCCGGATGATCTCGGCCTGCCGATCGGCGTGCAGCAACTGATTGGAGCCGTGCCTCGTAGCGATGTTGGTCAGATCGTTCCTGCTGCCTCACAGGAAGGCAGAGCAGTGCTGGATGCACTGCTTGCAATCCGCGCGTTTCATGGCAGCCCGCATGACTTCGACCGCTTTTCAATGGAGAAGATCGGCACGGGTGAGGGTGCTCAGGCGTTCGGCCACGGACTTTACTTTGCCGAGGCAGAGAATGTTGCGAAAGACTACCAGAGTAAACTTGCGCCTCCTCAAGTCAATACAGGCTATCGCAACATCGATACAGAGCTTTCGAATGTTCATGGGGGTGACTGGGAAGCATTCAAGGCGGCCCACCCGAACCCGAGCCCAGGATTGAAAGAGGCAATCGAGGACATCGAGTCGCGCGGCGCGACCGGATCTCAGCAGAAGGGCCGCTTCTACGAAGTCCGCATCAATGCAGAGCCCGAAGACTTCCTCGATTGGGACGTGCCGATCGCAGAGCAGAGCGAGAAAGTCAGAGCAGCGCTGAGATCCATCGGCCATCCCGATAACATAAAAACCGAGGAGGATCTGGCGCAACTCTGGCAGCGCAATGTGCGGCTGGCAAACGGTAGAATTCTCGCGTGGTACTTCAGCCCGCCCCTATCGTCCCCACGTTTTGGATCCGAGGCGCGAGTCTACGAGTCCGGCGGGAAGTGGACAGCGAGCCTTGACATGCCCGGCGGCGGCCTCCGCGACTTTGCGACGGAGGCAGAGGCCAAACAGTGGGCCGATGGTATATTACGCCGTAACTTCGGGAGCGGGGATCTCGGCTCTGACGTTGCGCGCCAGCTCACCGCCCGCGTTTGGCTGTGGAACAGAAAGATCACGGACCCGCGAAAGATCAGCCGGGCGCTGCGGAAAGCCGGGATCAAGGGGATACGCTATCTTGACGGGTTCTCGCGGCACAAGGGTGAGGGCCATCACAACTATGTCGTCTTCGACGACTCCCTCATCGAGATCACCGCCAAGGACGGCAAGCCTGTATCCAGTCAGGAAAAGCAGGACTTCGTTGCTGCCTCTCTCGCCAGCGTCCCTTCTCAGCCTCAACCCCGTTCCTTCAACATCGAAGGTTTCAGTGGAACCGTCTCGACTTCAGAGGATGAGAATGGAAACAGGGTAAGGACGTATCGGGTCAGTGAGGAAGATGTTGGTTCATTCGAGCGTCGAGAGCCCGCTGACGCTGGTTCGGTCAACGTTCCGTCTTCCGTGGGATTCGCTGTCCTCAAGGAACAGGACGACGGCACATGGTCCGCGTCCATGGTCCGCATCGAGCCGGGCCATCGCAGGCAGGGTGTTCCCTCACGCCTTCTCCGTGCCATCGAGGAAGACCTTGGCCAGCGTCTCGCTCCACAAGGCTGGCTCACCGCAGAGCAGTACGCAGAGCTTGCCGAAAGCAACCCGGATGCCGTCCGGTTCCATCAGCCTGCCGGTCCCGCATTCGACGATATGTGGGTCTCTCCAAAGCAGATGGAGTTCGGCGCGGAGATCCTGAAGGAGTTCGCCTCACAAGCACCAGATGCAGCATCGGCAAGGGAAGCACTGGATCAGGCACGCCAGCTTGAAGCCATGCGGGCCTTAGTGCCGGCAGAGGCGTTCGAGCAGGAGCAGGCCATGTTCGCGCTCCGTGGCCTGCCCCATCCCATCAACCTCGGAACTCCATCACGGTCAGGAACCGAAGCCCCAGAGAAAAGCCTGTCCGATCTCGTCTCCGATCTGACGGATGCACTAGGTCTCACAGTACGGCACGGCCGACTCAGCCCCGGCCTGAAGGCAGCCGCCGGGCGGCTTGGCATGAGCGTTGCCGGCCAGTTCTCCCGCGCCACGGGCGTCACCCGCATCGCAATTCCGAATGATCTCGCCACCTTGGCCCACGAAGGCGGCCATGCGCTGGAAACCCGCAACTCGACACGCGATGACGTGCGCCAGCTTCAGGACGATCACATCGAGGAGTTGATCACCGCACCGTCCCGCAATTTCTCCCCGCCTCAGATGCCGGCCAGCGGTTTCTCAGGGGTAGAGCTCGACGACGATACCCAGCGCGTCCTGATCGATGCGGTTCAGGCCGACGTGAACCTGCGCGCACAGACATTGCAGGCCGGCCAGGCTAAGTCCGGCGTCCGCTTCATGCGCGGCAAGATTGACGACGCGGCCTATAAGCAGGCTCAGCGTGAGGCGGGAATGCTCCGGGCCGTGCTGATCCGCCGTCTCGGGCAGCGTGTGGCAGATGCCGTTCTCGATGACGTGAAGAAAGCGGCCCCCCGTGACCTGCAGCAGTACATCGCGCAACGGTTCTCAGCCACGGGAACACCGAAGCCGCGCCCTGCTCCCCCGCAAGCCTCGCGCACGGAGCTGTCCGAAGGCTGGGCCGAGTTCTTCCGGCAGTATGTCACCAATCCCCGTGAGGCCCGCATTCAGGCTCCTAGGCTCTACGAAGCCTTTGAGGACATGCTGGACGGGGCAGAGCCGGATATGCTGGAGCAGTTGCAAGAGATCCAGAAGGGCTTCACCGAACTTAAGAACGCCTCTCCTGCCGGTGCGGTGATGAGCCGTGTCCAGTCCTCCGTCAAGCCATCGATGTTCGCGCAGTTCCGCAAGGACCTGGCAGAGAAGGGACCACGGGCGACGATCTCCGACAAGCTCTACGGCTTCTATCATGCGGCCGTCGACGGTAGGCATCCCATGAAGCGCGCCGTCAAGTTCCTGATGGAGCTCGGTGCCGACAATCTCGGTGTGCAGCTCGGCGACAACGAGCGCATGGTGCTCAAGGCGGCCGACGATCCTTACAAGGTCTGGCGTCTTGCCGAGCACTCCAAGGTCTGGGCCACGGCCACACTGCAGAACGGTGTGCGTCTCAAGGGCGAGGCGGAGCCGTCCGGGCCATCCTTTCACGAGGCTTTGTCGGAAGCCTTCGGCGGCACCGCCAAGGGCCAGTGGAATGACGAGAAAGCGCAGACGTTCGGTTCCTATCTGGTCGCCCGGCGCATGCTTGCGGAATGGAAGCGTTACGAGAACGGGGAACTGGAGAACCCGCCGGACAGCCTGATCGAAAAGCGCGTCTGGCAGAAGGCGCGTCAGGACATCGAGAAGGCGCATCCCGAGTTCGCCAAGGCCGCCCAACTCCTCTACGGCTTCAACAAGCGCCACCTGCAGAACAAGTTCCTCAACGGCTTCCTTACCGAGGATCTGTTCCTTGAGCTGAACGCGCGCGAGGACTACGTGCCTCTCAACCGCATGATGGACGATGACGGCCCATCAGCCTTGACGAAGCCGCGCGGCCAGAACAAGCGCAAGCTGATCTATCGGTTCAAGGGCTCGACGCGGGATTTCATCAACCCGCTCGAAAGCATCGCGCAGGACGTTTATGCAACGCAGGCACGGTTCGCGCTGAACGACGTGATCGGCGCCATGGACCGGCTGTCCCGCGCAGTTGGGCCGGGTGGCGGCGTGATTGCCGAGCGTATCCCGCCCAACGACATGCGCGGCACGCGGGTGGACATCCGTGAGGCCATGCGCCAGGCGGCGCGTGATCTCGACCCGAACGACGCGCAAGGTCTGATCGAGATGATCGACGACCTGTTCGATCAGGATGCGGCAGCGACGATCTTCCGTGCGGTTCCAACCGAAGAGAAGGGCGAGCCAATCGTCTACCTGTGGGAGGAGGGCAAGCGGGTTCCGATCCGTCTCGGAGATAATCGCATCGCGCGGGACATCTTCGAGACCATGGTGGCGCTGGGGCGTGATAACTCGGACATCGTTACTGATATCTTCTCCTATGGCGCTCAGGCGTTCCGCTTCGGCGTCACGAAGGCAACATCGTATATCGCGGTCAACTTCATTCGGGATCAGGTTGCCACCTGGATTCTATCGCGCGACTACGTGCCGCTTGTGTCTGGTGCGAAGGGTTTATGGGGCATAAACAGGGGTGGCACGATAGGTGCTGTGACAGGAGCGGCGCTCGGCACCGGGGTCGGCGTAGCGACCGGCGGCATCGGGTTCGCCGCCATTCCCATTGGCACCATCTTCGGAATGAGTCTGGGCTCCCGCCTCATCGGAAAACATGCGAAGGATCTTGCACGGTACAACGCCTTCGCTGGGCTAGCCGGTGTCGAGTCCGGGCTGATCGATTCGCCTTCCACTGACAGGGATATACTGGCGCTCAGGCGAACTGGCTTTCTAGGTGTTCCGTCCAGAGGACGCTTCATCGGCACTTGGCAGCGCATTCTGCGTGCGGCTGAGGTGACTGAGGCGGCAAGCAGGCTAGGGCATTTCAAGGCAGCCTACGATCGCGCTCTCAAGGACGGGTTCACGCCGGAGGAGGCGGCAATCGAAGCTGCCTATGCCGCCCACGACGTTCTTGATTTTAGCCGGAAGGGCGCGAAGATGGGTCAAGTTGCGCGCATCATGGCGTTCACCAACTCTGCGCTTCAAGGTCTCGATGCCGCGTTCAGAACAGCAACAGGCGAGCGGAATATATATCGAAACTACCGCGAAGCTTTGACGCCATTCATCAAGTCGGCCAATGGCTCCCCGTTGTCAATCGCAGAGAAGGAGGCTCTGCCCAATTCAGTCCGCATGTGGATCAAGATGGTCGCTATCGGCCTTATGGGAGTGGCGCTGTTTGCACTTGATGACGATGACGAGACTAATGATTACATGCGGGCAACGCATTGGTTCTTCAATCTGTTCGGGATACGGGTCAGAATACCTAAGCCGTTCGAGCTTGGTATCTTCTCCAACATTTTTGAGTCTGCGTTCGCCTATTGGTGGCGGCAGGATGAGCGCGCACATATCCGCTTCCTGGAGAGTTTGAGGCACACTGTCGTGCCGCCTGCAGAGATCCAGGCACTCTATTCGCTAGGTCATATCGCAGCTATCCCCTCGGTGATATGGGAACATCTGGTCGCGCAGGACCCATTCAAGAAGCCATTCGACAGTGACATACCTCAGCACTTGAGGGCACTACCCCCGGAACTCCAGTTTAATGCCTACACGTCGGAGTTCAGCAAGTTGCTCGGGAACGTGATGGGGTGGAGCCCGGCGCAGATTGACAACTTCATCGCTAACACATTTGCCACTCTCGGAAGAGAGTTCTTGACCGGATCGGACTATGCTCTTCCCCGCATCAATCAACTGGTCGGCGGACGGTTACCAGGGGTTTCGGTTTCACCAAGAGCAGAGAAGCCGATAGAGGACTATTGGTTCATCTCCCGCTTCACGCGCCGTCAGTCCCGTGGTGCCCTTTCCACCCAATACTTCTGGCAACAGATGTCCATGGACGGCGGCAAGTACGTGCAGGCGGCCAACGGATATCGTGAGCTGCTGCGGGCCGGGAACGAGGTCGGGGCCAAGGATCTCCTCGACGGGCTCGACCAGGAGCGCCGGGCCTATGCCTTGCTCGAAGGCCACTTCAAGGAGAAGGATCAGGACATCCACCCGATGAACCGGGCGCGTCAGGTGATCGGCGCCATGTCCGGCATCCGCCGCGAAATGGTTCTCGACCGGCTCGTCAAGCAGTCCACCGCCAACAAGAAGCACACCGAGCCGGAGAAGATCGCGCTCGAACCGTCGAAGCAGAAGATCGTCAACGAGATCCTGGAAGACATCGCCATGCGCGAGGCAAGGAACGCCCTCGTCGTGGTGCAGCATCCGGGCTGGAAGAACAAGTCCATCCTGCCGACGGACGGCCTTCTGGCAGAGTTGAGAGCCGCGGTTCCCGAAGTCGCAGATGAATTGGACTACCGGCTGAACAAGGGCCGGTACAAGGTCTACCCGTTCGAAGGCGTTCGCCGGGCCTGGCCCAAGGCGCGTGATGTCCTGCTGAAGGAAGGCCAAGACGCCATCCTTGCAGAGTTCAGGACCGAAGCCAGGTTCCCCTGATTTAATTTCCGAGGGATATTTCTGATGACGTTCGCCCCACGGCGCTCCGATCTGGAGCGCTTTCTGGGGCCGAATGCGTTGCCTGAATGGGTAGACGCATTCGGCCGCCTGTCGCCAGAACTTTGCGAGCACTACGGCTTCAACCGGCTGCGGTGGGTTCACTTCATGGGCCAGATCGCAGCGGAAACCAGCGGGCTTTCGCTGAAGCGCATGGAAGAGAACATGCGCTACACGTCGGCCGCACGCATCCAGCAGATATTCTCGTATCGGCTTGGGCTTGCGCTGAAAACACCGGAATACAGCCGGTTCAAGACGAAGGCGGCGCTGGCGCAATTCCTCGTCAACAAGCCTGACGACTTGGCGAAGGTCGTATATTCGAACCGCGAAGGCACCCCACCCGGCAAGGGAAATTTATACAAAGGCAGGGGACCTCTCCAGACAACCCACCTCAACAACTACCGTGCGGCCGGCAACGAGGTCGCCAAGCAGCCCGGCGGCGAGAAGTTCGACCTCGTAGCTAACCCGGAACTCCTCTCAACCGATTGCGAGCTTGGCGTCCGGGTCGCCTTCGCCGAATGGAAGCTGAAGGGCCTCAATCTTTGGGCCGACCGGGACGATTGCGATACGGTCTCCGATGTCCTCAACACGGGCAACCCAAACGATAACGTCAAGCCCCATGGCCTGAACGAGCGCCGTAGATGGACCGCCAAGGCCAAGGTGATCTGGCCGCATGATGGGTCGCGCGCTCCTGAAATGCCCGTCAGCGAGGCTCCTGTGGCTTCTGACGACGTATTGCGAAGGGGAGCGGAAGGCGAGCGTGTTCTGGCCCTGCAGAAGAAGCTCCATGATCTTGGCTACTTCTCAGGTCTGCAGGACGGCATCTATGGGCTTCTGACAGAGCGGGCGGTCAAGCTGTTCCAGTCGGAGCACGGGCTCGACGTGGACGGCATCGCCGGGCCGAAGACGCTCGAAGCGATGGAGAACAGCGCCCCGGCCGACCTTGGCGAGCGTGAGACCGTAACCGCCAATGACATGAAGAAGCGCGGGTCCCGCATCGTGACGCTGGGCCAGCGCATCCGTGCGTTCTGCCGCTGGCTCTACACGGCGATGTTCGGGACCGCATTGGCGGAATCGACGGGGCTCGGGGTCATCGACAAGGCTACGTCCACGGCTCACCGCATCAACGGGTTCGTCGACCAGCTCGGGCTTCCGACCGGCGTCACATCGCCGAAGGTGTGGGTGATCCTCGGTATCACTGGCGTGGGGCTCATGGCCTTCCTCGTGGGCAAGTGGAGCAAGGGGATCGTCGAGGCTCGCGTGGAAGACGCGCAATCCGGCGCTCATCTCGGGAAATAGACCCATGGACATAGCAGACGTTCTTGAGCGCGGTAGAGCGCTGTTTCTGCGTGTCTGGACGCATCCCGTCGTGGTGGCTGTCTCTGTGGGCGTCGTGCAGATCTGCACGGCGGTCTCGACACTAGTAATCGGTTCATTCAAGGGGGCTAACAAGATGCCCATTTGGCTCATCGTCGGCGTGCTTACTGCTGTCGTCACGTTCTTCGGTGTGTGGACCTTCATCGACAACATCAAGGATGAGGTGAGGGCAGAGGAGCAAAGGGCCTGCACGCTCCGCATTGGTGAGATCGAGAAGAAGATCAACGCCGATGCCGATGCGAAGATCAAAGCCGCTCTGGAGGCTGCCGAGGCAACCTCACCAACTCCAGAAGTGCCGGAAGAAATTGCCGCCCTATGCGCTAAGGACGCCGCTTGCAGGGATCGCACGCCATGAAGAAACTCAGCCTTATCCTACCCTTGTTCGCCGCTGCTTGTGCGATGGACCAGCCGGTCAACGTGAGCGTAAAGGGAGACGTATCCTGCAAAGCTTTCAACTATCTGTCGTGGTCGAAGAAGGATACCCCGAAGACCATTGACGGGGTAAGGCGGCATAACGCGGCTTACTACAGGATATGCAAGTCGTAGATTGGTTCATGCACCCGTTGAATCTGTGCTGGCGTCGGTGCGGTCAACGCTATGTTGCAGGGTGGGCAAAGGTACGAGTTCTGCCACGGCCCGCGAACTCCAGATGCAGCCGGATGCACAGTCCCACGGGTAATACCAGCGAACAGTCTGATCCAGCCGGAGAGACCAGACGTACGGCGCAATGATGATGCCACTGTAGCGTTCCGCAACTGCAGCCCAGCGTACAGCATTGCCATCGAACAACCCACTATCGCCCATCTTATCGGCGAAGTGAGGGCGGCAACCGTATTCTTGGTGGAAGTTCCTAATTTCCGATTCATCGCGTAGCCGGAGGACATTCGCGTTATCGCGCAACACAACTTCTGTCGGGTGGGTGAGTTTTCCGAGCTGGAATTGCTCAGCCCTGCACCATGACGGCCAATCATCATCGCCTTCAACGGAGACCCACAGCCCGAACGGCTTCATGGCGCAGTCTCCCCGCATACCATCACGATCGCGGTCCTGACCTGCGTCGCGAATTTCCGTCAGGTAGTGGTCGCTGTGGTGAACCAGCCGCATCCTGCACTCCAGTTGGTTGACCGCACCGCCCGTTAGCGGGCACTCGACGTTAGCTTGAACCAATATAGGAATTCAGCCGGCATCCCGTCCCTACCCGCTGGCTGAATGAGCCCCCTCCGGTCTTGGTGTCCCTCCCAGGCCGGAGGGGGTGTTCTAGTCCTCACCCGCGTTCAACCCAACCTCAAAGCTCCGGCTCGATCAGGTGAACAAATGAATGCGCCGCCCCGCCCCCAGACACGTCAATGGTACTCGCACACCATTTACGCCCCTGACCCCGGATTCGATAATGTTCCATCTTGGGAGACTGGAGGAGCGGACAGACCTCCTCGTTACCCGTATTACGGACCTGGAGCGCACAGCCAAGCGCAAGCGCCTGCCTTCTTTCCCCTGGCGGGAGATCATGCCATGGGCCTGGGGCATCATCATGTTCATCATGGCCCTCGTGTCCCCACAAACAGTGGATCGGGTAGGCAAACTGATGGCCCTCGTGAGGTAGTAAAAACTACGGGGATCATATTCGCCATTATCATGACTGGTATAGCCGCGGCTGCTCTTACGGTCGCGGTTATAGATCACCTGCAAATCGGGCTATCCGGATTTTAGCGTGTAACTCGACGCTCGATAAACTTTCTCGTTGGTGTGGAATCTGCTTCGCGTTGCATGCGTGCGTACTCGTCGTCTTCGGCATGGCAGACCTCCCACTCGATGTGGTGGAACACGTAATGACAGTTGCCGCAGCCAGGATCGAGACCTTCCAGAACCTTGACGTGGCCATGCTCGTCGGGCGGGCAGGTGATGACTGGCGCGCGGAAACTGCCTTCGGGGTACTCCCCCTTGCAGTACGGGCATTGGCGCAGCTTGCCAGACTCCATCAACAGCACCTTGGCGCGGATGGTGCCGAACGAGTAGCCGCGGCCGGCACGGTTGGCGATCTTGGTCAGCCCGTTGACGGCCTCGGTATAGGCATTCGTCACCGGGTAATCGAAGAATGCGAATATCTCGCTGCGCCAGTTCTCGACCATGTTGGCGACAGGCCGGAACTCGGTCTCGATGCGTTCGTCGATCTTCCTTGCCCAAGCGTCGAAGCGCTTCTCAGCCACGGCACGGCTCTTGGCGGCGAAGATGTCGTAAAACCGCTCTTTGGCGTGCCAAGCAGCATCGAGCAGTGGGTTATTGCCGATTAGCCCGTCGAGCATCATGCGGCGCATCGGAGAGAGGCGGTGGCGGCTGGTTTGCAGCAGGAGCTTACCTTGCCTAGGGTTACGCCGAGGGGTCTTGCTGGCCTTCCTGGCGCGATTGCGCACCCTATCCAACGCGAAGTTCGCCTTGCTCAGGACGTGCCACTTGTCGATCACGATCTGGGCACCGGGTAGCAAGGCGCGGGCGGCATTCTTGTATGGCCCCCACATATCGATCGCGACGATCTTAATGCTCTCGCGCTTGGGCAGATGCAGCAGCCAGCGCTCAACGCGGCGCCGGTCCATGCTGTCGATGATGTCAAGCGGGCGGCGGGCGCCAATGTCAACGAAGATGGTGCGCTTGCGGCCCAGAAGCGTCAACTCGTCGATACCGAGCATCAATGGCGCCTCGATCTTGCGCTCGGCAATACGCCGTTCCATGGCCTCGTTGCAGATGTTGCGGATCGTCTTCTCGTTGCAGCCGATGTGACGGGAGAGTGCCGCATAGGTCTGCGGGACGCCCTGTTCTTCAATGTACCGCACGCACCGCTTGGTCATCTGGCGCCGCGAATCCATGTCAGGCAGCGGCTGCATGGACGTGGCGTTGCACTCTCGACATCTGTAGCGCTGCACCTCGGCGATAATGACCACCTGCTTGCCGAATGCTGGGGCGTCCCGGTACTCGATGGTCTTGGTGCCGTGTCGGTACAGGCGCCCGACGCAGCCGCACTTGGGGCAAGTGTCAAGCAATCTTTGACAGTTCGCTTTCGCCTCGCGAACATCGCCGACGATGCGCATTTCGCGCACGTCCCATCCGTCCAGCCAGAGACCGTTGGTCATGACCGCAGCCAGCGCTTGATTTTCGACTTCACTTCCGTCGCGTCCGGTCGTCTGTCAAACTCATCGTGCCACTGGATCAGTTCGTCTATTTCCTGCATCAGGGCGGCCATGCGCGGATTCCAGTTCTTCCGTCTCGTCGTCGAGGTCGTCGGGCTCGTAGCCGAAGCAGTGCGCGCAGGCATAGGTTTCGATCCCGTATTGATCGCAGCGAGAGATGCTGACGTTGGTCCTGCCGCAGCAGTCACATGATCCGAAAGCCATCATTCTTCCTCATCGCAAAGCTCTAGCCCCGCGTCGATCCGCGCACCCGGCCACGTCTTCTCCGCCTTAGCGACGGCCTCATCCTCGGTGCAGCCGCGCTTCATTGTGAAGAAGCCATCCGGAACGGCGCCATTGCTCCAGTCGTGGTCGTCCCAATCACGCGCATCAACGTACAGATCGCCTTGCCAAAACCCCTTCTCGTGGAAGGACACCACGACGACATCGGCTGCATGATCCTTAGGTGTCATAAGTGACTCCTTATCCCGGTTTGCGCGTCATATTTGACGACTAAACTATTCAGCAGGATGCGGGTCAGCGCCCACCAGTCGGCTCCACTATTCCACATCAAGTTCCGAAATTAATACAGGTGCCAGCGGACCCCATGTCAACACCTAAATCCGGAAAGCCGCAAATCGTTGCTGGGTGATGGCAGGCGTGGTGCTGGTGGTCTAGCTCAGAAGAGGCAACTCTTCAGAGCCCCCATTTGATCAGAACGTCGAGGAAGCGTGCGATCAATCGCTCGATCATAGGCCGGGCCAGGAATCCAAGCGTAAACGCGACGACGAGAAATGGCCACTCCATGATGGGTCTACCTCCCTCAACCACTCGTCCGCTGTGCGTCGAGCCTGCGTTGTGCATCGCGCTGAAACGGACGCATATACCGGCGGCAATCCCTGCAGGCTACGGCGTAGCCGGCGAATGCGCCAACAACGAACGTCCAAGCTGTAAATTCCATCGTCTCTTTCCTCTACCCCCCACGCCTGCTGTCTTCGCTAGTTCATCGTATTTGTCCATGCTCTAGCCCCTTGCCCGCAAGTCTGCGGATATCCCCACCATCGCCTCATTGGACGACAGACCGCCGGTACGCCACAGTTCTTCGGCTAGCTTTGCTTTAGCCAGTGCAGCACGTAGGCGCCTGATCTCTGCGGCGGCATTCTGTGCAGCAGTCTCGGCGCGACGGTCAAATCCGCATTTACAGACGTGATATCGCGCATCGCAGCCGCGTTCGTGGTCGCCAGCATAAACCTCCCGCAGCCTCTCCACTATGTCTGTTGGTTCCATCGGGCGGCCTCGGCCTTTCGTGTCATTCGGGCAGTTGGTCAAAACACCCGTCACATAAGAAGTGCATGCTCGGCTTGAATAGATCGTAGACCTTGCGCTTCCTGTGCTGTCCGTGAGGCAGCGTGTTCCCGCACCGTGCGCAACAGGTCAGTTGCTGGACTGATCCAAAAAAGCCTGGCTTGCGACACGCCCATCGTGCGGTGCTTTCGCCATCAGCAGTCTGCTCGTGGGCGGTGTCTGCCATCCCCATCTCCCTATGCTGTGCCGGTACTCTCCCGGATGTCACGGCTGGGCTTCGGCCAGCTTGGCCTTTCTGATCGCTCTCCGCAGCATCATGACATTCGCCCGATTGAGCTGCTTCGGGCGGAACTCATCTGGCAGCTCCTTAGCCATTGCCAGCAATTTAGGGCGTCTCATGTCGGTCAGCCCCATGCGATCGAAGTCCATCATCTCGCGGGCATCTTCCACCACGTCGAGAAGACCGCACCACTCTGGCGTGGTTCGATCGTCCGGCACCTTCCTTCCCATCTTGTCTTCCGTGCAGCGGCCACCACTAAGAAAACCGCAGTAAATCGTGCGAGTTGAGCATTTGACAACGGGCTCGCCTGACTCGCGATCAAAATACACTGAGGGTCCATGCGACCTTTGCATTGAGTTCCGTCTCTCCATAGTTGGTGGTGCCGGTGCTCTCCCGGATGACACTGCAGTCAGATAACCTCGATCTTGAAGCGGCCACCGCAGTGCATGCCGCACGAAATGAAGCCCTCGCCCTTCTGAAGATCCACTTCGACGTCGTAATCACGCGAGCGGAGATGAGGGCGAGCATACTTGTGGATCTCGGCAGCAAGCTCGTCAGCATCGGCTGCCTCGACGCCGAGACTCGCGACGTTGCGGTTGCGGCCGATCCTCTCAAAAGTGACATCGTAGCAAATCATCGGGCGGGTCTCTCCTCTATCCTCAGCCTCGGGGGCTTTCAGAGATCATCCACTATCTGGTTGATGGAGGCGCTTAGTGCCTCGCGAAGTTCCTTCTTCATGTCGCGCTTCAAAGCGCGCTTGATAAGCTCCGGCCGAGTTGGCTTGGCGGCGCGGACCGGAGGGCCGATGCTTTGCCTCTCGTCGAGCAGCCGATACAGTTCATTCCAGACAGCATCGCACGCCTCGCCGTGCTCATCTATCGCCGCCTCCATGTTAGTCTTCCACGCAGGCGAGACGCGCGCTGCTCTTTCTCGTGCAACAAGCGAAAGCAGAAACGACAGGTCGTCGTCGCCTAGTGCCGTGGCTGTTTCCACTTCCCGGCCCTTTATTGCTTGACGTTGGCACCGTTCAGCACGGCCGCTATCTTCTCCTGAACCAGCGGGTTCGCAAACTCGCGCTGCAGACGCTTGCACGCGAGCTTGGTCTGCTCTCGCCGCTGCTCTGGCGTCATCTCGCCGATTTTCATGTTCCGCCCGTCTGGGTGCTTCGGCCAGTTGCTCATCGCCGTCTCTCCCTCTCTATCCTCAGCCTCGGGCCTTCATTGTACGTTGCTCTGTGAGTACGGCTTAAGGGCTTCCGTAGCCTTCTGGCGTAACTCGGCGGCGGCTTCCTCCAGCGCTGCGGCGGCATTCTTGAGTTCCCCTGTCCCGACGACGCGCCGCTTATGGTCTGCCAACGCACGCAACACTTTGGCTCCAGCCTCCAAGCCAGATGCTTTGCCTATGTCAGCAGTCGCAGAGGCGACTATTGCATGCGCGTTACCCATGGTTCCGGCCCTTTCTATGCGGCGTTGCGCTTCGCTTTGTGGGCGGCGCGGATTTCCTCGCAACGCCTGAACACTTCCTGCGCAATCACATCCGGTCCGACCACATCGCGGACCACGTACAGCTTCTCGTTGCCGCCGCGCCACTTGTTCTTAATGAATGCGCCAGGGCCGTACAGCTCGGCCAAAACGCCAGCATCCTCAACGTCCTTGCAAGCCGCCTTGTACTCGCCGGCCGCGTTGTGGACCTTCCACTCTGGTGTCGCCGCCATCCCCGTCTCTCCTCATATCCTCAGCTACCATAGCTGTGCCGGTACTCTCCCGGATGATTACGACTGTGATGGCGGTGGCAGCAGCTTCGCCTCCTGAACGCGCTCGATCAGAGGGCGACCATCGCTGGTCAAAATGTACGGCATAAATACCGCCTCGAATGATAGGATGCCGCACTCGACGGCCGTCACCTGCCCCTTTACCCAATCCCGCAGAATTGAGTTCACGGCGATCAGACCCTGCTGCAAAGCGCGCTGCTCGTGCTGCTGACAGGTGACGCGCATGCTAGTGCTCCACGGTTTGGCCTTAAGGTACATCTGAGCCCAGCCCTTGGCGGAGGCTTTGAGCTGTATCTGTCGGCCTCGGTGGGTGAACGCGAGCAGCACCGAATGGTCGCCAAAATCGTCCATGAAGCCGACGCTTTCGCAGCCGAACCGGCGAAGTATCTTCACAACTTCGTCGCGGGCAGCGGCTCCGCTTGTCGCGCTCTCGTATGGGACCTGAGTTGCCACAGACCTCTACTCCACAGGCTTCAATCTAGGCGTCCCGTCAGTCACTTCGCGAACGCGCGCTGCAATCGCCGCATGGCGATCGTCGTGGCAGCTTCCGATAGGATCGTCACCTAGTATAGCGCGTATGGCTTCAGGATCATCGCGTTGCGTCATCTCGTATACGCGATCATTAGGGGCGCGCTCGTCCACGACGAAAAGACGAAACCGCTCGTCTCCGCAGATCAGGTAGTCCGCAGAGCCGTCTTCCTTAATGTGGACTACCGCAACAGCTTCCATGCTTGGCCTCCTCTATCCTCAGCTACCATAGCTGTGCCGGTCTCTCCCGGATGTCATCAGGCGAGCTTACCGCTGCACTGCCGAACGTCGATCTCGTTCCAGACCACGAACGTAGCTCCGCAGTGGTCGCAGATGACTGCGGTTCGTTCACCAGTTGAAGGGTGGTGCTGACCGTTATCTTTCAGACAGTGAGGGCAGCAATAGCCGCAATCTTCCGCATTGGAGTGATCACGTGAAGCGTCCCATACGGCGTCTTCATCATAGAGATCAGCGAGTTTCATTGGCAGTTGCCCTCTCTATCCTCAGCTAACATAGCATTCCCATTGACGACAAGCAAGACTTGTCATACACTGCCAACATGGAAATTTGCAGTGGTGACATGGTACGACCCCCGGTAACGGTGCGACTTGACCCGCGTCTACTAGAGCGGGTGGAGCGCTTTATGGCGAAGCAGAAAGTGCGGGTGAGCCGGACGGCCGTCTTCGAAGCTGCCCTGACGAAATTCCTCGACGAGCAAGAACCCGCCGACCAGAAGCCCAAGAGGAAGGGGAAGTGATGCCGAAGACATCACCAAGCGAAGATGACCTTCGACATGAACCAATAGGCCCGGTTCTTGATTTGTGGGAGGCTCTTGCGAAGGCGGGAGGCATGCCGCCGTTGGGGCCAGATCACGTCCGTGCCATCGTCGTGGCCTTCTGGCGCGTGAAGCAGGAAGAGCGCCGGCAGCGGAATGACTGAGGAGGCAGCATGCGCAGGACGATGGGCGATACTTGGTGGTCTGAGTTGCGGTGGCGTGTAGCGCTTCAGTTTCTGCTGTGGGGGACGAAGATCGCCCCTGCCGGAGACGCCCGCGGTTATCTGATTGATCTCCATTTGCGGTGGATCGAGGAGTGCAAAAAGCAGTGGCGGATGCGCTACCCCCAATCCGATAGCCGCCAGCGGAAGCAACAGGAGTGAGGAGGAAGGAGATGCGCGAGTGGGCCGTGATTTGTCTAAATGGAACGTCAACGACGGAGTTGATTGTCACTGTGTTCGCGTGCTCGTCCGGTAGCGCGTTCTGGAAATGCAGGCGCGCGGGGTTCCAGCCACTGGGACTGATCCCTGGCCCGGCGATATTCATCTAAGGAGGCATGTGGCGGGGGCTGTGACACGGTGACAAATCTGCCTGCCGTAGCACGTGGAAATCCACGGAGCGCTTTGCGGGGTTCAAGGCAGGCCCCGCCAGCCCCCTCCAGATGCTTCAGGAAAGGAGCCACCAGTGGACCCAATTGTTGTCCCGATCCCGATCCGTCCTGATCTGGTCGTGAAGGTGCAGATGCCCATTGACATCTCGCGCCAAGAAGCAGAGCGCGTTGCGCGTGTCGTGGCGGCGTTGGCCGGGGTCAAGAGATAGGAACGAGGGATGAACTTTCACGAGTTCCGCCACGAGATGAAGAACCCTAACACCTGATTCATACATGGAGCGCAAGATGGGCGATGGACGGGGCATCTACATAGCAAGCAAAACTAAACACGCAGACCGCTGGCGATTTCTTCGCGATAAGGTGGGAGAGCCGATTATCTCCACCTGGATTGACGAGGCAGGGCCGGGTGAGAGCGCGGACCTAGATGATCTCTGGAGCCGCTGCATCTCTGAGGCGTCATCGTGCCAAGTGCTGATCGTCTACCGGGAGCGCGATGAGATCCTGAAGGGTGCGTGGGTTGAGGTTGGCGCGGCGCTCGCATCCGGCATTCCTGTTTATGCCATTGGGCTGGACGAGTTCTCGCTCGCGAAGCACAAGCGACTGACCCACTTCAGGGACATGGCCGAGGCGATCGGGGCCGCGCGGTCATTGCGAAAAGCTGCGGCGTGAGTCTCAGGAATGGAGCGAGGGATGCACGACGTGATGCGATACGCACGGCGCCTCCGGGATGAGGCCCGCGCCGCCCTGAGCCAGGAGGAGAAGCCGTGATCGATGTCATCATTCGTTTACTCGGTTTAGCGGTATCGTTGGCCGGGAGCGTGATAGTCCTCGCGATGTCCATTGGCGGCTACGAGCCGGACATGAGAATAGTCGCGTACATGGCAGCCGTTGCCATGATCCTGGGTGGCGGCGCACGGGCGCGTGTCAGGAGCCAGGAGGAGAAGCCGTGAGTGATGATAAAATGACACAGCAGGATCTCGCGTCGATATTCGGGGAAGAAATCCCCATGGAGGCGGTGCAACTCCTTTTCAGTGCGCCGGATCACATGCCAGTTCCGGTTCTGAGGGAAAAGCTCAATGATCTTGCCCGCAAGTACAAGAGGGCACCAAACGAGATCGAGGTCGTCTACGGCTACTTGCTGAATCGCTACATCAAGGCAGTTCGGGATGGCGACAAGGAACTCTCAGAGGAGATATTCGCTGCCACTCGCACCTACCAGAAAATCTGGCCAGAGGATACGGCGCGGTGGGAAGCGCGGATGGACGCGAAAAAGGGGCAGTAGCAGAGGCAAGGCGGGTGAGCCCACAGATTACCGGGTGAAGGTACCAGCAAGGGGGTTTAAGCGGCACGACCATGGACCCAAGATCGCCCAGCAAGGATCTAGCCAGCCGTGGTTCCGAGCCCCCACACACAGATAGAGGGAGAGAAGACGTGAGCCAGTTGCTGACGACACCGTGTCCGTACTGCGGACGCCAGCCTGACGTAGACAAATGCGAGCCGTGGCCGAAGGATGCGGGGCCTCAGCCTTGGTATGCCCACTGCTACGTGAGCGGCAGCCGAGAGCACTTCATTGGCGTGAATGGCGACACCCGAGCTGACGCATTGAAGAATTGGGAGATCGAGGTGCGTGACCATAGGGCGGTTCGATAAAAGGAGCGAGACCACTGACTGACGAGAAGGGCAGCGGCGTGGAAGGACACGCGGGCGGTCTGGGAAGGGAATCGCCTCTAGCCAAGGCTATCCTACCGCGCCTGGGCGAGCCAACAGCTCGGTGGCCCCGTGAGGCGAAGTCAAGCCGGTATCAAGCCCGGCCTGCCCTTCTGGTCAGTCACTACCGCCCAGGTCTGAGGCTATCTCAGGCGATGCAACGGGGGATATGGGTTGCACTCAGTCGCGGCCGGCGGCCCCCAACTTCGTCAGAAGCAGGATCACCTCGGCCTCGCTGCTAAACGCTCCCTATAGCTACACCAGGTGGCAGGGGCGTAAGTAAAGGCAGGAACTAAGGACCAGAGCTATGCACGCCATCTGTCTCAAGGAAAGCAAATCGGTCCCCGTGAAGTACCTGCGCGCCCGTTGCGGTGTACGCTATTGGGAGGACGGCACCGTGAACGGCGAGGAGGACGCGGATGGATCACGCATCCCGTGCCGTGAGGGAACGGCCGCCGATAATGACCATTTCGGCGGCGGCAACTGGCGCCCCGTGATCGATCTTGACACTGGTAAGATCGAAGGATGGCCGGAGGGCACGATCGCCAGCATCCACTATAAGGTTTGCGATGATGGCGACTACGAGTTGCTGGACGAGGAGCGCAATGTCGTGAAGGCGATTGATGGGTATGTGCCGTCAATCATGTGCCCCGAGGGTCAAGGGCATGGTGATTACGTGATCATGGAGATCGCGGCAGACGGCACGATCGCCAACTGGCGCGCCGATCTGTCAGATTTTGAGGAATACACATGCACCTGACCTGCGGCACCCGCCTCTCCTCCGACCGCGCCTGCAAGATGATAGCGAACTGGTGCGGGGTAGAGGGGGACATTCCTCAGTCTGAGGCCATTGCTGCTGTTCGTCGTGTCCCGAGCGACTTCGAGGCGGCCAAGGCGGGTGGGTTCGTGACCGAGGGTTGCGACGAGCGCGACTTCCGGGTTGCGCTTGCATTCCTTCGCAAGACCGCCTTCGATCCAGGTGGGATCAGGAGCGCCTAGAGCGGCAAGCCTCGTAGACCTCCCGCACCCGATCCGCAGCTTGCTGCTTCGTCGCCTCCCGCCCGTAGGTTGTCACATCGAGACCCCAACCGATTCTGCCGTACATGCTCCACTGCCACTCACCCGCTGCAGGGCCGTGTTCGACCCTTGTAATCCTTCCGACAGGTGTATCACCATCCTTTGCGCAGTAGTCGTAAGGGGCAGTCTCGCCTCCGATGACGGTGTGGGCCCAGGTGATGGTGTGACGATCTCTCGTGTTGCTCATGGAACGTCAACAGGCATCATGAACATGTCCCGAACGCGCTCCGGGACCATTCCGGGACAACCTTGCCCGTGGTGTCCGTTTGTTCTCCCAATGTCCATTTGCAAAGCACGTTGGAACTGCTAAAAAGCCCATGGTTTCCGGCCTTCGCGGGCGTAGTTCAGTGGTAGAACGTCAGCTTCCCAAGCTGTCAGCTACGAAAGCGACCTGACTACGCAACCATCTGAAATTACTCTATAATATCCTGATTTCGCGGTATCAAAAAACCTGCGCTCCGGGATCATTCCGGGACTCCGTTACCCGACCTTCTTGCTCGGTAGCCTGCTAACATTCGGTGGAAGCGTTTTCGTGACCTGGACGTTGGCGCGCATCTGGGTCGTTTCGCTCTGCAACACGTGGGCGTAGCGGAGTGTCGATTTCAGGTCGGAGTGATCCATCGCATGCATGAGGCGTTTCAGGTTGCCATCGGCCCTCAGTGCGCGTGACCCGAACGTGTGGCGGAAGTCGTGCAGGCGGAAGTCCTTGATGCCCGCCTCGATGATCGCCCGCTTCACGTTGTCGTAGAGCATCTGCTTCGTGATCGGGATGCGCTTGCCCTTGTCGCTGGGACGCTGCGAGCGGGCCGTGAACAGGTACGGGCAGTCAGGCGCTTCATCCCATGCCGCGTTGACGATCTCCAGTTCGCGCTCCGTCAGCGTCACCCAATGCCACTCCTCGCGCCGCTTCTTGAGCTTGCGCATGTAGACCCGGCCGCCAACGCGGTCGATCCTCTCCTTCGGCAGGTGGAGCCAGAGCGACTGGCGCTTGCCCGAGATGATGTACATCTCGGAGATAAGATGATAGTCCTCGGGCAGCTTCTGCCAGAACCGCAGCTCCTCCTCGATCGACAGCTCCCGGATGCGCTCGGCCGGCTCTTCCAACTTGATGCCGTCGCGGCCGCCCCACTGGAACTGCTCCAGATCCACCGGGATGCCCCAATGCTTGCGGGCTCGCCGCATGACGCGGCGCAATGGCTCTACAACTTGCCTGTTGACGGTTGCGGGTGATGGAAGCCTTCCAGTCGGGATCGGCAACACCTCGCCGTTGATCTTGCGCCACTGGACCGTCTCGGTCGAGGCGCGCCGGCTCACGGCCTTAGCTACGTCATCGGGTGAGATGGATACGATCGGCGTCTCTTCGCCGTAGTAGGTCAGGAGCTCCATCATGCAGTGCTCCTGCTGGCGTCGGGCGTGGCGCTTGGCGGCGATCTCGGGGGAATCTACGGTATCGGCTACTTTCGGCGGAACCTTTGGCGCAACCTCGTCGATATACCGCTGGGTGGCTTGCGCCAGCGTCATCAGCGTTCCTAGCTTGCCGAGCGCGGCTAGCTCGCGAAGCCTTGCCTCAACGCGGCGAGCTGCCTTTTCCGTTGTCTGGCCCGTGCTACCAAAGAACCGCTCTGATTTTGACTTGCCCGCAGGCTTGAGACGGAAGTCGAAGTGGTAGAACGCCGTCTTTGGTTTACCGTCTTTCCCCTTGGGTTGATAGACTGACATTGGTAGACCTCACGCAGGTAGTCTTCGACGTGCTCGCGCGCGAACAGACGGTGCCGGGTTTTCTTGAGCCGACAGATGATCTTTCCATCGTTGGCGAGACGCTGCAAGGTTTTGGCCGAGATGGCGAGCGCGGCGGCAACCTTCGACGTGGGTTGCAGTGGCCCATCCGCGAACACCTTATCGAGCTCGCGGAGGACGCTTTCTGGAATGGAACCGGCCAGGTTCTCACCCATCTTTCCCCTCCACATACCTGATGGCCCTATCTCAATGCGTATGCGAGGCCGCCCCAAAGGAGTCCCAGATAGGCAGCCAACCCAACCTGATCAGGAGGTATTCCGTAGCCAAAAAGGTACATTCCAAGTACGAATGCAGATACCATGCTGGCGGAAAGCGCTACCAATCGGATAAGTCCATCAACGAAGCGATCCATCTTCTCTCTCCAAGATTCCCACAGTCCGGGTAGCTCCTGCAGTGATCTGCCATGTGCGATCGACAAAGGCGGTCATTTGTTTGCAAGCTCCAGAAGAACGTCGGCGTGGCACGACTCATCAAGCCCACACCAGCAGGCCACGTCCTTTCCGCGCAGTTCTTTCTGGGCCGCCTCGATGAGATCGGGTTGATCCTTGATCCATGCCTTGTAGAGAGACATCGCCTCGCGGTTATCCTTGACCGGCGTGAATGGCCCTTCGATCTCGGCTCTTCCTGGCTCGGCCCAGCCATAAATCTCGCCGACGATGAATGGGTTTCCCCATTTCGTTGTGCGATCGACGCATACGGCCCCGGCCGGCATCCGCCAGCCTTTCGTCCGTTTCCTCTGAATCCGCTTCGGTGTGGTGCGCTCTAGTACACGGAGGGCGGTGGTGCTATCGCTCATTGGGGGCCTCCTGCACGAGTATCAATTGCTCTGGCTTTGTCTCAGGTGGGGAGACGAAGAAATCAGGCTGCCGGTATGCTTCCTCGATCCTTCGACACGCAATGTCGAAGTAGCGTTCTTCGATCTCGATCCCTATGAACCGGCGGCCGAGCTTGACGCAGGCAACGCCAGTGGTGCCGGAGCCCATGAAGGGATCGAGGATGGTTTCGGCGTCAGCGACACTCTCGATAGCGGCCAGAGGCAAACTGACCGGAAACGGGGCCGGATGGCCGGTTCGATTAAACTCAGGCGGAAACCGCCACACATCGCCGCGACCAGAAGAGGAATGATCGCACAGCGCGAACTCCGGCTTCGCAAACAGCATCACCCATTCTTGCCGCGTACAGAACGCCCGCAGATTCACGTCGATACCGGTTCCGCGATCCCAAATGATGATTTGGCGTAGCGGTATTCCATAGTCGAACGACAGTGGGACGCGTATCTTCCCGTGTTCCACGCGAGGCCGATGGTTGTAGAAAACCGCAAGACGCGAAAACTTATACATCAGGCGCAGGCAATCCCGCTGCCATGCGTCGTATTCTTCTTGCGGCAACGCGTCGGAGTGGATGCCGTATCCATCGCGAAAGCGACCACCCTTGTTCCTTGCGCCAGGGCGATACATACCCCGCCCATTGCCGCCCGGCACCAATCCCATGTTGTACGGGGGGCTTGTAAAGGTAACGTCCACATCACTCAGCAGCGGCAGGATTTTCATGCAATCCCCTAACCACAGCTCGCAGTTTCCTATGACTTCCTTACGGAAGCTCTCACTCATTGGGGGCCTCCGTAGTGTGGAAATACACACCTATTGCCTGATAGAGATTGGCACCGTTTTCTTGCAGTTCATCGAGAGCTTCGAGAAGATCCTTGTGAGCCGCAATAGCCGGGTGATCGACCAACAGCTCTTCGATCATGACGTTGATCGTGTGAGCGCGATCCAGCGCTTCGTGGTAATGACCGATGTTGGGTGTCTCACTCATTGGGGGCCTCAGTAGGAATTTCCGGCAGATGCTCTGTCCAGCGCCATTTAGGCTGCTCGTAGATGTCCCGCTCTTCACGCTCTCGGCTGGGGCGGTCCCATTGCTGTGGCTCGACTTCTGCTGATGGCTCATGAATACCGGCGCCCCGAAGACTGGCACCGCTCTCGCGCTTGAGGGTGTAGGTGTGCAGCGTCGTGCCACCCATCTGCTGCCAAATGCGGCGACAGCGGGCATAGAGCTTGGATGCGGCACCCTTCGGCGCCGCCGGCGACGTGCACAGCCGCAGCACCTCTGCAGCGCCTGGCACCTGCAGGAGACGCGCCACCGGACGCCCGACGATCGCCACTCCGACGAGCTGGCCGTTGTGTTCCATGCCAATCGCGAATTTACCTCCGTCATTCGACGTGCGAGACGAGTGACGGTGCCACTGCTCGACAAAATCATTCGCCTCTCGGAGTGTTAGTGGCACGATCCGCTTACTCATCGCGTCCCTCCGTAGGAGCGGCGGGAAGGGGCTGCCATTTGGTTGGCTCCTTCTCTCTTGCCCATATCTTGCCCTGCCAAGCGGCGTCTGTTCCGTCCCAATACGGACGTGGGTTCTTGGTGTATTTGTCCTCATTCCATCGGCCGATGGCGACTCTGCCGTTGCGTAGAATAAGGATTTCAGTTCCGTCTTTTGGTGCTGTCGAAATGTCCTGCCATCCATTAGGAGTGGCGGGAGCAGCAAGTTGCCTGATATGTCCGACGCGGATGCGGAACGATGGAGAACCCGAGCTTTCGTTAATTCGGCCAAGTACGTAATCGTCTGGAAGCGTTTCTCCGAGATCTTGCTCACATGCCTCAAGAGCGCACATGGCGGCCTTGATCCACAATGGGGCCATTTGCACAGGAGCGGCGGGAGCAGCGGAGATCATGACGCGGTAGATGTCTGTTTCAGTTGCGGCGAACACTAAGCCGCTACCGCAATCGCTTACTGTGCTCTGCGCACCGCTTCCGGCTCGCACCATTTCTGGGGTCGGCTCTTTCGGCACCGTAACCCACCCTTCAGGTGCAGGAGCGGGCGGGGTGGCGCCGAGCACGTAAGAAAGGATTGCGCGGGCCTGCTCGTCGCTTATCGCGAGACCGTGGCATTCGCCATCGATTGCGTCTTTCAGATCTGCAATTTGCTTTGCGTTGATCATTTCAACCCCCTGTGCGCCATTAGGACGGCGATCATCCGTGGCAGGTCTCCGGTGTTCGCCCAAAGTGCAGCGGCGAGTTCGTGAGGATCTTCGATGCCGTGCTCTCTGAACCATGCGAGTTCATTGCGTGAGCCGATGCGCTCGATCTCGTCATGCACTGATCTGCAGACAGGCACTGCCCAGCGATCCGTCGAGCGAAGCCCCATGCCTCGTTCGCCGGTTCCGGCCTTCAAGTGATGCGCCTCACCGGCCGGCACCCGTAACGTCACGCAGCAGGGCATTTTTCTGATGAGGGAAAGGTGCGCCTCGCTCATGCCGGGGCGCTTGTCGGCGGCGCGTTCTTTCTTCTTCATCCGCTCGCGGCGAGGCGGCTTGAAATTGCCGTAAACCCTCTCTTTGCGAAGCTCCTGCGGCCAGTCGCTAGACATCTCTCACCTTTGGAAGTCTCGGTGCTTGATCTTGGTGATGATCCGGTGGCCTGATCTGGTCTTTATCTCGATAGCCGGGCGCGCAACGATGCCTTCGGCGATGAATGGCCCCCAGGTTGAATTGAAGCCCGCCTTGGCCATTTCGACCATTTCTGTTAGTGTCCCGCGCCCGATAATAGGGACAACATCAAGACCCAGCTTTGCTGCGACGTCCTCGACATTGGGACGTTCTAGCCACCAGTCTCCCACCTTCACGTCGAACAGAACAAAGTCCTGATCAGCTCGGTAGTGGCCGCCGCCTTTCTGGATTCTGGCACCGTATCCTTCTCCGTAGAGACAGGCCCCATCGGGGAACATCTCGGCGAGCTTTGCGCGCTGGTCGTCTGTGTGAAACCGCGCCTGCAGTCGCTCCACAAGGAACGCCGGTATCTGGGCAGCATCCGTCTTGCCACCGAACACGACCTCGTATGCTTTGCCCTCCTCCTGATACGGGGAGATCATCACCCGAATGTTCGTGCCGTCCACCTTCTCGGTGAACACCCACTCGTTGTTCGCGAGATAGGCGAAAGTGTCGTTCGCATAGTCGCCTTCGATGAGTGCCTTGTGGTTGGTCGCAGGGTCGCGCTTAAAAACCGTGTCGATCTTGTGATATTCTTTCATGTCGTTCCTATATCGCCTCTCTCTGTACAGGGCGGCGGCGGGTCATTGCACGCTCATTTTCTCAAGCCCATTCGCATCGAGGAACCTATCGAGCGCCGCTTTTGCATCCTCCATCGTCTCGAATGACGGCTCGTTTTGAATTAGGACTGTTCCATCATCCAATTCGAGCTCGATGTGCCATCCGTCCTCTTCGTGGACGAGAACAGCAGTGGTTCCGACGTGCGGGAAGGTCATGCCGCTTCCTTCACTTCCCGCACCGGACCCTTCCCAATCCTCTCCAGATTGGCCAGGAAGGCCCTTCTCTGGCTTTGTGGGATTGCCCCAAGGATCAGGTCGTTTGCCCGTGCTGCGGCTTCTGTGGCCCCTAGGAGGGCTTGCCGTCCTTCATCCGTTAGGAACGACTGCACCGATCTGGTGTCCTTTTGAGAGCGCCTGCGTTTGATCATCCCAATCTTTGCCAGCCGCCTCAGAACATCGGCCATTGTCGAGCGGTCTATTCCGGTGGATTGGACGAGGGTGATTTGGTTTACGCCGTCACCGATATCCCGGATTGCCTTCAGGACTAGATACTGCGTGGGTGACAGTTCCGAATCGAATGCGGTCTTTGCCGCTTGGTGGGCAAGGTGCAGGGAGTGGAATGCAAAAGCGTCGGTTTTCATCTGGTCAGCCTCGCTTCATGTCTTGCGGTCGCTTCGATGCTCTGAGTTTCGGAGAACTTCATCTCGCACCACTTCATCTTGACGCGAGCCAGGTTTGCGGCTGTGCGTGCCTCGACCATCTGCTTGATGAAGTCGTGCCATTCCTCGCTGGCTTTCACTTCGCGCTCGGCATGTGCTGCGGGCATGTCGCCGAGCGACTTCATCTTCTGGGCTAGAACCGCCGTCTTTGTCTCTTCAAGCATCCGAGCTGCGCCGTCGAGGGATACCCACTCATTGGCCGAAAGCCGGTATCGCTCCGACCAGCTTTGTTCATTTGTCGGAATCTCTCGGATTAGGGCAGTTGCTCTCTCGGAAGTGCGCATGGCTACTCTGCCGCCTCCATTCTCTTCGACCTCAACATGCCTTTGGCTCTGAGCCTGTGCCCACCTTCGATGGGCTCGACGTTATTTCCATCCAGATCGTGCCGGTTGTTTCCGTAAAGCATTCGCTTCAGGTAGATCGGATGCGTTGTCCATCGGTGCAGGAAACTCGCCAGTGCGTCTCTGTCCGCATGGGGGTATTTTGCCTTCAGATCCTCGGCAATTCCGCGCTTGAGGATCATGGGGCACCATAGGGCGAATGGCTTTGGAAGATCCTCGACTGAGCACCCCAGTGTCGCGGCAAGCTCCTGACGGAGCTTGAGCATGCCGTCTCTTTTGCTCATTCAGCCGCCTCTGCTCTCATGCTGGCCTTTGCCGTCGTAATACGGGTCGCAGCCTTTCCGATCGCGACAAGGATTTTGCCCTGTCGTTCTTCATCTAGTGCTTCGATTGTAGACTTGTGTTCCTTCTTCAGCTTGTTGAGTTGGGCAGGCGCCCGCACTTCATCGAAGGCACGGATGATATTTGCGGCAACATCGTCGCGCACGTCGCGCTCTGTCTCGGGATCATCTAGGTACGGTATTTCATCGACCGGTTCGTCTGGGTTAGGTGCATCTTCGACGCCGTAGCGGCTAGCCTTGCCTTCCAACTCGCGGTGTAGCGCGTCGTAGTAGCATTGCAGGTCGTGAAGCGGCATGAGCTTGGATATTTCTGTCCAACTCGTCGTCCTGAAATGCTTCTTGATAAGAGCCGCTTTTGCCTGCTTGTCAGCCGCGCTGGTTGACGGGTAGTGGTTAACGAGCAGCGCCTCTATCTCATCAAGAACGATGTTGCGGCGGATGCTCTTGATATCCGACAGAGGGGTGTCATCGTCGGGCATGATGTCATGACTTGTACGCGAGACATCGGCAGACTCGTGCTTGCCGCCAAGTGCCATGAACTCGATGTGAGGCAGAAACGTCCCGAATGTGGGATCTGGGAATTGCTTGCCGTCCAGACGCCTAGAGCGGTCCTTGAGAACCGTTGCCGTGCGCGCGATGGCCTTGGTGTGCAGATCCATGTTGCGCTCCATCCAGACGAGAATGTTCGGCTCGTAGCCGAGTCCCTTCTCGGCCTGCATCTTCGCGCCTGACTTCTCGATCTGCTTCTTCCCGCGCTCGTCCTCAACGTTCTCGTATTCCCAGCCGAGGCGACCACACAGGATGCAGTGCAGGTTGCTGGTAACGAACGCGTCAGAGAACTTGCGCCACTGACCCTTGATGAAGTTCCAATCCTGAAACTCCAGCCGCGTCATGGTTCTGCCGCGCCTCTCTGAGAGGGTAGCGAGGTAGGAGTTCTGCAGCTCTTCCCAGAAATGGGTGATGCTGTCTATGAACAGCACCGAGGCATTCTGTTCTGCTTCGCGCACGGCCGGCACGAGATCCTTGAACGCCCGCGTCTTCGCGACCAGCAGAGGAATGCCGGCCTCGTCGAACATGGGCTTGATCCACGAACTGCCGTTCTCCGTATCGAGCATGAAGGCTGGCTTGCCAGATCCGGCAATGCCCTTGCTCTTCAGGTACTGGACGAGGCCGATAGCAACGAGTGTTGCCGTGTGCGTCTTGCCGGAACCTGCCTCGCCCATGAACCCTGCCTTGAGATAAGCCATCGTGTTCTCTGCAGGCTTGAAAAGTGCCATTGTCAGTTTACTCCCATTACAATTGCCGCCCCGATCCCGAGGCCCACAGCCATTATCGAAAGAAGGATGGCGCTGATTGCCACCTTGATCCCGTAGTGTATTTCCAATTCTGTCCCGTGCATTTGTTCATGGTCCTTGTTCTACACACGCGACTGACTTAGTTTTGGGCCGACCCATTCGACAGCAGCGCTTCGCCAGGGCTGGCTACTAGGTGCGGGGTCTAGGAGGCAAACCCCCTGCCGGCATGGGCGCTAAGTCCCTCATTCGCGCCCCGGCCCAAAACTCAGTAGCTCCTGCTTTCAACGTAGATCCGAAGGCGCTCCAAGGACTCCAGAACGAATTCCTTCCCGCCCAATGGATGGCCCATCTGTCGATCACACCAGAGCTGAGCATCGGCGAATTTGTTTCCGCGCCACGTGTCAGCGCAGAACTGATTGGTCATCGCCTGCACTTTGGCCTTCGATGCTTCGCGGTCTCTCCTGATACGATCCACCAGAGATGAATACGGGCGGGGTGCGACGGGCAGGGGAATTACGTTGTCGTTCATGACCAGTGCTCCATCCTCCTTTGCTGATAGCGACACTGGTCCTCACACCAGCATCCCTGCCAATCAGCACGCCTGCCGTACTTGCGCTTTAGGCGCGTCATCTCTGTGAGGTTGTCTGAGCAGATGGTGTCCCAAATGTCGTGCCAGACAGCGCCGTAATGAACGCCTTTCGGCGGCTTGTAGTCGAAGGCATCGCACTCGATGATATCGACACGATCGCTTGAGTAATGCGGTCCAACCAAGTCGATCACATCCGGGTCTATCTCGACCACAGTGATATGTTCGACTTCGGTCTTCTTTAGGATCGCGGCGAGAACCATGCCGATCCCGAGGCCGTTTATGAGGACGTGCCCGTGTGACTTTTGGACGGCAAGCCTGTGGTCTCTGCGCTCATCTGGCGTATCGCTCATGACAACGCCGCGCTTGGCATGGATTAGTTGCGTATATGTTCCGGGCGGAATATACCCGCGCCCTCCGCCGACGATCGCCCTCATCTTACTCATGTTGCTATCGCTCTGGTCGACCTGAAAACGCTCCACGCGCCAATGACCCTTCGTTCCTTCCGGGATGCTTACTGACTCGATCATCCTATCGGCCTCCGTTTCGGCCATTTCATGCGGACTTCCTTCCCTCGATGATCACCAGGGCAGACACCTCTTGTTTCAGGCGGCCTGCGAGCCACTTGATCCGGTCTTGGCGCGCCCTGTTATCAGGACTGGTCGAGAACGACCCGCCGTTCTTCAACTCTGCCGTAATGGCATTCTCCATCTTGTGGAGCTGTATGCGGGCAGAGCGGATGGCTTCGATTGTCATGGCTTCTCACCGCGGACTTTGGCGCGCTCGGCAATCATCCTGTCCGCAATCTCGTATGCTTGAACGGCAATCAGCCGTGGGCTGTCGCCGTGCCACACGTTCTGCCCCGTCAACATCCCAGCCAAAGCCTGCCCGGCGAACCAGTCCCTGAGCGACATGCCGGGCTCGAAACTCTGGTTCCAAGTCCCGTCCGGGCAATGTCCCTGTTCGGTCGGAAACGCAGGCCCACCATCATCAATCTTTTTAGTTCCGCTCATTTCGCCCTCAATTCCGGTTTGAATGAATACGTCCGCGTATATGGAACTACCGGCTTTGTCCGCATGATCGCCCTTGCCAAGCGCCTGATATGGTTGTATTTCAGACTTGCTGCGGGGTATTTCGATTGCTCGACCATGTGCAGGAGCTCCGCCGCTGAGGCGCAGATTTCAGATAGTACGTCGTCGTGCTTCATCTCTTCCCTCATTTTCTCAGCGACGCGTTTCGCAAGCCATCCGCCGATGATGAGCAGCGATCCTCCGAAATAGGAGGCTGCCTCGATCGGCATCATTGCTTCGCTCTCAGCGCCTTTGCCCACGCAATCAGGGCGACAAAGAAGGCCCCAAAAATCGCCAGCATCAGAAACACGTCGGACCAGTTCTTAACTGCGAACCACAGGTCAGCCATCACAGCACCTGCGCGCGGTAGTAGGCGAGGTCGCGCTCGTTCTCGTAGGGATCGTCAGCCGGGATCGATGCGAGCCAATCTCCGAACTGGATTTTTATGGCGTCCTTGATGTTTCCCTCCAGCCCATCGAAGAGCTGGCGCTGCAGGCTGTTGGCGGGCTGCGTGCTGTCAAGGCGGACGCCAATGTCGATCCAATCGACGTTGAAATCCTCGTCCACCCGGACCTTGCCGGCGAACATGCTCTCGGTAGAAATCCACTCGCCATTTACCGCGTCGTAGACCTTGAGAGGGATTTCCTCGAATTCGAACTCCGCATATTCAAGATCGCGATTGACGAGGTAATGGGTGGTGTCCAACTCACACATGACTAGTGCCTCCGTTGAGTGGCGAGCTTGATGTTTGCGAGGGCCTTCTGGATGCGCCGGTTGCGAGCTGTCGCAAGGCCCATCTCGTAGCCTTCGATGTATTCAGGGGTTGAATAGAGATCAGGTGGCAAACCGCGTTCGCCGTGCTGCCAGCCCCGGAATATTTCTCGGTCCTCGCGGGTCATGGCTGCTCTCCATTAGCCTTGGCGAGAGCTGCGCGAGCGCCGTTGAGAGTGGCAAGTCCGGGAACATTCAGTCCACCAGAGCGCTCTAGCGGTTCGAGGTGACGCACCAAGTGGCTGAGCTGACGCACCAGATCGTCGTGTGCATTGACAGCGCGGACGATGAGGCTGGCGTGCAATTCGCTTAGATGATCGGCCACAGCGTGCCCGTTACCGTCATAGACGATGGCGCTGTAGCCCTCGGAGAGCTGGTGAACCTCGTAGGTCCATTGAGTTGCTGAGGTATCCATCTGCGCGCGCCTCCTCCGGTTGAAAGGGGAGGGCGGCGTCCACGCTGGATGAGCGATCGGGGTCAGCTCATCACTTCCACCGCCCTGCCGCTGGCGGCCTCTCGCTCCGGGGAGAGTGAGGGAGACCGCCAGCGGGCCGGACAGGGCGCTTTGCACGATCTGCTCGGGGTTGATCTGCGTCCTGCCTGACACGAACACAATACGGAAAATCGGAATAATCGGTCAAGCAGAAAATGCGGAAAATCCGAAATCAATACGCAGAAATGAAAACGCCGCGTTGCGTGACGGCAACACGGCGCGGGCGATGATTCGGAGAAACCTCAGATTTGGTAGGCGGTGTACACCCCTACCACCAGCCCCTCCATGATGACCTTCTCAAGATCGTCTTCGGAAGGGTATGCCACGACCGGCCTGGGTGACTGCCGGCTGATGGTGATGCAGTGCAGCTCGGTGCGTCCGTCCTGGATCACCACCCGGCGGATCGTGTGCTCTTTCTGTCCGCCGCGGTCCCGGATGACGTGAACCTCGTCCCCTTGGAGAGGGCTCTGCCTTATCTTGAAGTAAGGTACGCAAATTGCGAATCGGTTAGGATCTTCCTCGTAAGCTACCCAGTATTGGTCCAATCCGACTAATTTCGGGCTTGGGTCTGCTGGGACGCGTCTTGCTGCGTCCATTGAATGCCCCCCTTCCCGCCACACGCCTGGCGCGATAATAGCTCGTCCAAATATCAGCTTCTGTACGTCGCCTCCCCTCGGAGGCTCTAACGGCCTCACTGTTGACATATTACCGGCACCGTTTTGGTCTGGTCTACTCACAATTTCAGGGGGAGGATCGACGCCGAGATACCTGGCGATGATCGGGACCTCGTGCGCAGAGAAGCGCCGTCTGCCGGACTTGAGGTCGGTGATCGCGCTCGGCGGGACTTTCAGTAACCTAGCTAACTCCTTCTGACTCTTGCCCGAACGGCGTGGCAACGCACTCAGTGCGTCTCTGAACCACTTTGCCAGCGCCTCCTGTTCCATGGGCGCTATTCGCCCCTCAACAGGTTAAAAATCAATCCATCGCGGCTTAGTATTTTCAGAACACATGAATTGTGGATAAACCGAACGGTCTTGACTGAGGCTTCGGAATAACCGAATATGCGAGCATGAAGCCTCGTAGAGACACCATCTATCTTGAGCCGGCCGCTCGCGTCATCCGAACCTTCGGGGGACGAAGCGTAGTTGCTGAGGTATGTGGAGTGACTGCGCATCGCGTTCATTCGTGGATGCGGCCGAGCGAGGTCGGGGGAACCGACGGTCGCATCCCGACCAAGCACCTGTCGAAACTACTGCAGTACGCTGAGCAGAACAAGCTTCCGCTCAAGCCTCGTGACTTCATATCCGCGTAACTGTCTGAGTTGCATAGCGTTCCTCGATAGCGTTGGCGTCACGGTCACAAGATCCCCGAGAGCCGGTGCGCCGCTAGTGGCGTGGCAATAAGCCGGAATAAGGGGTCGGTCCACTTTGGCGGGTCGCTACCGGCTCTCGGATCGTGACGCCAACCGTATCGAGTGGGGCACTGCCAGTGAGCGTAGGCAGCGGCGTAGAGCAGGCGCTCTGGGGAACGCCGCTGTCATTTGAGATGCCGTAGCGAACGGCTGGACTTCGATGCTCCATGACAGAGCCGGGGCATCGGGGGGTGAAGGCCAAGTAGGCTCGCCACCGGGCGCACGGTGGCTGCAACGTCTGAGTTAATGGACGTGACTTAGCCGAGTGGAGAGGAACTCGGCACCTAAAGTTTCCCGTATCGCGTGTGCGTCGAGAGATCGAAATGACCAAAAGCCGTTTCTCGCCAACGGCTGCAGCGTGAGGCGAGGATGCTCCGGAAGAGCGCTCTACCGACGAGGTTATCCGGAAAAGAGATTCTCGGTAGCGGACTGGCAGACGAAACGGGTGAGTACTGTGAGGCGGTGGTTCGAATCCACCCCTGCGAAAGCGGGAAGCTCAATGGAGGAGCGCGCGAGAAAGCCCGGCCATCCACGTATCGCGTTCGATTACTTAGGAGGGACCGATGCGATACGATGCCCACATTGAGCTGCGAAAAATCCTGCTTCGGCAGAGAGGCACAACAGCACGAGATTTCGTCGGTTCTTTGACCGGCGATCCGAGGCCCTTGGGTCAGTCCCCTATGGGCGTTTCCTCCCTAAACTCAGGCCGTCCTCAACCGGGGGCGGCCCCTCTTTCTGCTGGGGAGGGGCGGGGATGAGATTCGACTTCTGGACGAACGACAAAATCGAGCATCTCAAGAAGCTGCATTTCGCCGGGCTTTCGGCCAGCAAGATAGCATCGCGCATCGGGACAACGCGAAGCGCTGTCATAGGAAAGATCCACCGCCTGGGAATTCAGCGCGGAACATGGGCCACGAAAGCGGCAGCAAGAGAACGCGTGCGCCGCCAATCCAAGCCAAGACAGAAAAGACGGGAGGTGAAAATGAAGCCGAATCCACTGATCGAGCTATTGGCGCTCCCGCTACCCGAGGAGCCGAAGGACGAGATCGCCCGCACCACCATCGTGGATCGCGAGAAGGACCAATGCGCCTGGATCATCGGGCCGTCGAACGAGATGAAGTGCTGCGGAGCCCCGATTGTCCCCGGCCTCTCGTCTCCGTACTGCATCGACCACGCTAGGCGGGCCTATTCGCTGCCGGCGGTCGAGCGGAAAGAGCTCATTCTGCAAGACATGCAGCAGGCCATTGCCAGGAAGCAGGCCCGTGAGGCCGGTGAGTTGCAGGACGCAGAGAAAGAAAAGGAAGCCGCGTAAGAGATGTCCGCATCCGCGTGGAGTCGAGTCAAAAACTGGTTCGTAGCTCCTTTCAACCCGCGCGTAGAGCAACGCGTTACCGGGCTGAGCCCGCGCGTGCGTGAGAAAAGCACCTGCGTAGAAGTCCCAGCGTCAACGCAGGCCAGCGCGTTCCTCGAATGGTTACGGGAAGACCCCAGACGTACAGGGGACCAGCCACCGCGTTACCTGATGGTCTGTTACCGCGTGTTCTGCGACCGCATGAACTGGCGTGTTTTGACGTGGCAACGCGTGGGCCACGAGCTGGCGTTGATAATTGGAGAGGGGTCGAAAGTGGTTTCGTGCGACGGGAGAAAGCAACGCATGTGGCACATTCCGAGACACGCACCGCCACGCGTAACTACTGCCGCGGCGGCCTCTCATCAACGCGTTCTAGGGCACATGGCAACGAGGGCGGAGGCGGCATGAGCCAGGAGCAACGATCAAAATGGCAATGCCTTCTATGGTCCTTCCAGCTCATTCCGCTGCGTGCGAGCGAGGACCAGATCATTCAAGTCGCGGAGTGGTTGCGTAGCTCGAAATGAGTTGAGCCCCGGTTTGCCGGCCGGGGCTCTGGGAAACGAGTGCCTGAGTAGGTGGGGGTTGTGTCGAGTCTGACTGGTATCTCTGCCGGGAGATCCAGCCGCCGATCAAACGCTGACTGACGCGACTAACAAAGAGGTTTCACGCTCATGCTTGTACCCGAAACCGAGACCGCGCGCAAGAAAGATTTGCACGCTCCCTCAACTGATAATCCACAAGGAGTTCATCGCATTGGTGATCACGCCATCATTTTGGGGAGGGCGTGATGGGACTACTCGACGATACGATATCCAGAAATTTTTCCGCGATGGAAATGGTAAGCCTGCTCCGTGATGTCCAGGGCAACAACCCGGATAGGCACCCGCTGGGCTTCGTGTGTTCGTTCGTGCCACCGGAAAGGCCGCCGCTGGACGAGGAGCAGGATGCACCCAACGGGAAGGATGTTGCGTGGGCAGTCTGGCAGAAGACCTACGGGTCGTGCTCCTACTGTGGTGAGCCTACCAATCCATTCAACAGAACGGCCGCGAATGGATTTCAAATCGACCACATGATCCCACGCGCTCATGGCGGGTCAGATGACATCGACAATCTCGTGCCGTCTTGCAGGCGATGCAACAATTCTAAGCTAGCCCGAACGCCTGATCAGTGGGGGGGACGCCATGTCTAACACGGCTCCTATCGGGCATAACGGCGGGCCTGAATTAGACGAGGAAGTCACCTTCCCAGATCGAGAAGGCTTCATCGCCGTTGCCCGCAGCATGCGCGATCACTGGCTGGTCGGGTTCGGGTCTGAGGGCCGCTTCTCGAAGGCCGAAGCCTGGCAGGACCTCATCATGGAATGCCGGTACGAGCCCGGCAAGATCATGAACGGCGGCAAGCCAATGCTTCTGAAGCCTGGGCAGCTCGTAGGGGCCGTTTCCTATCTGGCCAGCCGCTGGAACTGGACGCCAAAGGCCGTTCGGATCTTCCTCGATAAGCTCGAAGCAGAATGTATGATCACCCTCGATTACGGAACTTATGTTGATCCTGAGCACACTCCAAAACAGGGCACCAACTCGGGCAAACACAAGGGCAAACAGGCCAAGGTACTAACAGTCTGTAAATACGACATTTATCAGCTTGGGTGGAGGGCGCAAGGGCAAATAAAAGGGCAATCAGAAGGGCAAATGAACGGCAAACAAGGGGCAAATGAAGGGCAACAATCTAAGAAAGGAAGAAAGGAAGAAGGGAACAAGGAAGAGGATATTCCGCCTAACGGCGGTGATGCCATTGAGGGAAATGACGATGCAACTCCTGAGCACGTTCAGGCCGAAGGCATCCAGGCTCTCGAAGCCTTCCGCGCCTACAACGACCTTGCCCAGCGGATCGGCTTGCCAACGGCCCGCACGCTTACGCCGCAGCGCCGGAAGAACCTTTGTGCCCGCCTTCGTGAGCACGGCGGCATGGATGCTTGGCAGACAGCCCTCGCCAACATCGAGCGATCAGCCTTCCTGCGCGGGAACAACAACCGCGGCTGGCGTGCCGATTTCGATTTTCTTGTGACCGCATCGAGGTTCGCCAAGGTCGTCGATGGCGTCTACGGCAACGGCGCGCACGCCGATGAGCCGAAGGAAAGCACTGCCGAACGGTTGTCTCGAATGCTCGGGGAAATGGATCTGGAGAAACGTACGTGAGCCAGCAGGAAGCCATCTCGAATTTCATCACGTCGCTGGCGCTGCATTTCACCGTCAAGCACGAGACTCCGGAGCACGAGAAAGCCTGGCTCCGGTCCATGGCGATCAACCTTAAATCATTCCCGGCCGCCGTGCTGAACGAAGCCGCCGACGAAATCATTCGGACCCGCAAGCACCGGAACTTCCCCCTGCCGGCCGAGTGCCGCGAGGTCTGCATTGCCATCGACAAGCGCGAGCGGGCCGAACTGCCGATCGAGGAAACGGTTCCGGAACGCCACCCGGAGTGGACGAAATGGCGGATCAGGAACGCCGACATGATGATCCAGTCAGGGTTGGGCCGCGAGGCCGCACAGTCGAACTGGATTCTACAACTCCACGATTTCATCCGCGTGAACCAGCGACTGCCGAAGGACCATGAGATTACTCGCCTGAAGGAACAGGCCCGGCTTTTCGATGAAGCCTACGAGGAATGCGTGCGTGGCGGATGGGAGCAGGCGGCAATGCTTGAGCGCCTTGGAGCGGCGATGCTGGCGAAGAGGGAGAAATTGATGGCAACGGCAATGGGAGAGACGCGATGACCGCCCAACGCGACGGCGGAGCCTTGTTCCGGAACGATCGGAAAGAGCGCGATACGCATCCTGACTACCGAGGCGACATCACCATCAACGGCCAGAAATACTGGCTCTCAGCCTGGATCAAGGAAGGCAAGCGGGGGAAGTTCATGAGCCTTGCCGTGAAGCCGGCCGAGGAAAAGCGAGAAGAGCCTCAGCAGCGCAATTCCTACGCCGACGCAAGGCAGAGGTATGCCAACCCTCTCGAAGATGAAGTGCCTTTCTGATGGACCTCTCAATGAAACCCATCCTCACCATCCTCATCGCCATTGGGATTGCCGGTTGCCAAACCTCTACCCCGGCAAAAGCAGGTGACTGGCCTTTGAACCAGTACAACTCTAGGCCAACGGCAAGGCCCCATTACAAGCCGGTGAAGCGGTACAGGCCGAAGACGAAGGTCATCTACCGGACGGTCACGAGAACCGTTGTCTCACCGGCAAGGTGTGCATCTTCGCTGACCCGTGAAGGTGATCAGTTCGCCACTGTGGCCGGGGCAAAGGACGAGGCCAACAAAGCCTGGATGCAGGCGGTGAGGTGGAAGCTGGGTGAGCAATTCATGGATATCGCCCACGCCGATAACGTCACCTACTCGTGTGGCAGGTCGAGCATTGGATCGGTGGCCGGCAATACGTTTCACCGCTGCGAGGTCACCGCAACTCCGTGCCGGGCTCCGAAGGTGGGGGAATGATGCGCTATCTGTCGATCTGTTCCGGTATAGAGGCGGCTGAATGACCGACTGGAAAACCAAATACGAAACCCTCCAGAAGACCCACGAGGATCTTCTTCGCAGGTTCAACCGGATGGAGCCGAAATACCGCTACGTCTCGCAGAGGCTGGTAGAGCTAGAAGATCAGATTTTCCATGGGAGAGTTTCTGAAAGGCCCGCCAGTCGCGCCAGGAAGGCCGCAGAGCGGTTTTTTGGTCTGGATGGGCATGTGGACTAGGGGAACCGTGTAAGGGGCCTCAGCGGGCTTCTGAGGGCTTCTGTGAAGTAGCCGGAAATCCCGGCGAGTTGAAGCCTGTGCTGCGTCCCTGAAACCAAACCGGAGAGGGACCAATTATGCTGAGAATTGGCAAATTCGCGTTAGGTGTTGCGGTTATGTCATTGCCATTGGCGGGGATTTCCTCATTTTGCGCGCCCGCTGAAAGTCACAGTTGGTACAGCAGCGCCTGCTGCAGTGGATACGACTGCTCCCCGATCAAAAGCCTGCAGAGGCTTCCTGATGGATCGATGATCATCACGAAGAGGCCGATCTGTCTGTATCTGCCGGCGGAGATATGACCCATGTGGAAACCTGATATCTGCATCTACCACGGGAACTGCGATGACGGCTTTGGTGCCGCTTGGGCAATCTGGCGGCGCTGGCCGGATGTGGAGTTCGTGCCCGGTGTTTACGGAAAGCCTCTTCCGGACGTGACCGGAAAGCATGTGCTGTTCGTGGATTTCTCGGCCAAGAGGCCGGAGATCGATGCCATGGCGCAGGTCGCGAAGTCTATCGTCGTCATCGACCACCACAAAACAGCAGAGGCCGATCTGGAGCCGTTTGCTGTGACGCTCTGCGGCAGTGCGCGCCTTTCTCCGGAGGACATCGGTTCTATGTTTGAGGACCGGGCTGAGTTGGGCATGCCGCCTGTCATCGCTTGGTTCGATATGGCGCAGTCAGGTGCCGTCATGGCGTATGAATTTGCTCATGGCGTTGAACATGTCCCGCCCCCGACAATGCTGGCGTACATTCAGGATCGTGATCTCTGGCGCTTCGCTCTCGGAGATCGCACAAAACAATTCTCCGCTGCTCTCCGCACCTATCCGATGGATTTCGAGACCTGGGACCGAATCGCAGAAAACCCGGAACGATTGGTTGAGGAGGGCAAGATCGTTCTTCGCGCGCACCTGGCCAACATCGCGAAATTCGTGGCCGATGCCTACGAGGACGATGTGGCTGGGCACATCGTGCCTGTTGTCAATGTGCCCTACCACTACGCCAGCGACACAGCCCACGCGCTTCTGGCGAACTATCCAAAGGCTCCATTCACGGCGTGCTGGTTCCGGCGTGGCGACGGGATGATCCAGTGGTCGCTTCGATCAGAGGACCACCGCCTCGACGTTTCAGAGATCGCCAAGCAACTAGGTGGTGGTGGGCATCGTAATGCTGCTGGTTTTCAATATCCAGCGGGCGACTGAGTATGACCATTCCCCGTGAAACATCGCTGGCTTTTCACCGCGAGTCCGCTGAGCGCGAGGCGCGATTACTGGCTGATCTCGAACGTGTATTCGGCACCATAGAAGCAAACCGCCAGCATTACGATGCAATGCAGGACAGAGCATTCGACGAGCTGGTTCAGGTGCTGGAACGGCGGCGCCCTACGGATGACGAGATAGCCGAAGGCGTCAATGCTCTGAAGCAGCGGTTCGAGAGAGGGGGGTGGTGATGACGGAACGTGAAAAGATAACGGTCTGGATTAGCAAGTACGCGCTCAGCGCTGGAATAGAGCATAAGGTCGTCGAGGATTGCGGCGGTGACATGGTTAAGGACCGCTGGTCCTACTTCCACAAAGGGCAATGGCATCACGATCGTGCCGATGCGGTGGCAAAGGCAGAGAAGATGCGACAGCGAAGGATATCTTCTCTCAAGAAGCAGATCTCGAAGTTGGAAGCGATGAAGTTCTAGTGGGTCGTCGACAGCATGAAATCACCGATGCTCTGAACCGGCAGTTCGGGAATGGGGAATATTGATGCCAGACTATTACGACGCCACCAGCTACGGCCTGCGGGCAAGGCTCTGGATGTTCGTCGAGCTTCAGAAGTGGTCATGGGTGGCCCTGTTTCGGCGTCGTAAGGTGAATATCAAATTGGCCGTTAGGCAAGGGGAATATTGATGGGCAGGGAGCGTCTTCCAGATCGCCGCGGCGGCGAGACCATCAAGTTCCGATGCTGGAACATGTCCTTCCACGCGACCCTCGGGCACTACCCCGAGGGAAGGCTCGGCGAGGTGTTCCTGTCTGCCGGCAAGCTGACCCTCGATGCCGACATCATCGCCAAGGAGGCGGCCATCATTCTCTCGTTCGCCCTGCAATACGGGGCCTCGGTAGAGGAAATCAGATCGGCCATGCCGCGGCAGTCGGACGGAGCAGCCCAAGGCCCGATGGGCACGCTCATGGATTTGATCGTCAGCGATGAACCGGGGAGCATGTGAAATTACCCCGCTACCACCGGGGAGGTGGAGCGGCCCTCAGTATAGTGGCGTCACCGCGTAAGCACATCAATAGAGACTAGGGATTAGTCATGACTCTCAAAACACTCACTGCTGCGTCGGTGGCAGCGATGCTGATGGCATCGCCTGCACTGGCGGCTGATATGAATGGCGTAGGCGGAAATTGCTGCGCCGACCTAGAGGAAAGGGTTGCTGAGCTTGAGGCTACGGCGGCTCGTAAGGACAATCGGAAGGTTAGCCTGACCGTTTACGGACAGGTCAACTATGGTATCTTGTCAGTGGATGTCGATCCTCCATTCGAGGGAGCAAAGGGCTTTAGCGAAACCACCATCACAGGGAATAGCAACAGCCAGAGCCGATTTGGCTTCAAGGGGGACGCGACTATCACCCCTGACTGGTCGGCTGGTTTCTTGATGGAGATCGGTGTTGGCGAGACAGAGCCGATGTTCACCGAGGGCGTCGGTCCTGATGGCATCCTAGGTGATGGTCTCGTTATCCGCCACTCGGCCCTCTACCTAAAGCATAACCAACTTGGAACCGTATGGCTCGGCAAAACCTCGTCTGCAACGGATGGTATCGCTGAGATCGCCATCGCCAACACAGCCGTAGCGAGCACCTTGCTCAGCCTTGAACCAGTGTCTGGCGCTTGGCTCGGTGGCATCAACCTTCCATTCGACGGCGGGCGCACTGAGGTCGTGAAGTGGGTATCTCCCACGGTTGGCGGCTTCACTGCATCTGCCGCTTGGATGGGGAACGATGATGAAGCCTGGGACGCTGCGCTGAGGTATGCGGGTGAGCTCGGCGGGTTCCAGTTCGCGGCTGGTGTCGGGTATCGGAAGGAAACGAGTCCGTTCTCGACGTGGCTGAATTGGAAAGAGATGAGTGATGAGGTCGAAACCATCACTGGCTCCGCGTCCGTCAAGCATGTGGCATCTGGTCTGTTCGTTAATGCCGCCGCCGGCAAGGTGGATGGCATGGCGGGCAATGGGGTGTTGTTCTCTAGCTGGTTCTTCGGCGATGTTCCCTTCCATTTCGTCGACCCAAAAGCGCTCCATGTGCAGGCAGGCGTAGAACAGAACTTCTTTGGCTTCGGCAACACAACACTCTTCGGAGAATGGGCTAGGGCTGAAAGCAGGGTGGTCGATAGCTTTTGGTGCCCTGATCCTGACGAGTATTCGAAGGGTGAGTTGGATTTTTGGGGCCTCGGCGTGGTCCAGGCGATTGATGCCGCCGCCATGGATCTGTACGTCAGCTATCGCAAGTACGACCTTTCGGAGAAAAGTGGCAGCGGCGATGAGATCGAGAGCAGCAGCACAGACGCAAGCGCAATCGTGGCTGGTGCAATCATAAGGTTCTAGCAGTTATGGGCGGGCGGCGTGGAAAGCAGACACGCAACTATCAGGCCGTGATGCCGCTAGCTCAAGATTAGAGCTTGCCGGTTGATACGCGTGAAATTCGCGAGGCTGCGGGGATAGAACCGGATAGCCGGAGTAGCGCCCGGCCCCGCCCACCAGAGTTATCAGTTTATAGCGCGTTCCAGCTATAAACCCAGCCGATAGCCGCTTATCGGCACAGACATAGCCCGGTCTGAACCCTGAGCAAGTTCGGATCGGGCTGAACTTAAAGGAAAAGTCCTCAACCTTTAGATCCTCACAGGGGAATTAAAGATTGGGGATGAAGATTTGGTTCAAGCAACCGGACTGCCGCCAGCAGGCGCTGGTGCGGTCAACGCAATGGAGCGCCGAGGGATGACAAACAAGGACTTCGACTATCGGGATGCCATCAAGGCCCTAAACTGCGAGATGAGCGAGATTCTGCCTGCTCTCCATCACCGCATCGCTGAGGAGATTGCGACGTGGTACCGCGAGGACGACGGCATAAAGTCACCTCTTGGTTATACGTTCGAGGATCTAAACAAGTTTTCAAATTGCGGTGCCGATTACGAAGAACTCCAGTATGCGTTGCTCGGCGCAGGGATGGAGGTTGATCGGCTGCTGGAGGAAATTGAACGATTGCGCGGGAACGTTGACCGCACCGACGACAGCCCGAACTCAACGTCAGCATGAACCAATATGTCCCACACTCCTGATCACCGTGAAGACATCAGATCAGCCATAAGGGCATGGATTCGAGATGATGTTCGCTTTGCAGGCAAACTGGCGATCCTCCCATATGAGAACCAATTGCTTGAAAAGCTGGTGAAGGTCGTAGAGCAGGCAAAGCAGGCGACTAATGATGGAAATAGACGCGATTAACTCAGGTCTGATCGCCATCACCAAGGCTATCTACAGGATCGACAAATCTCGATTAAGCTATGGCTTGCTGGGTGGATTGTACGATTACGGCGCAGATTGGGATAACGACGTGTTCATGATGCACCCTGCCTGCGGATGTGAATCTACCGCCTGCCCTTGGTGCGCCGAGTGCCACTGCACGGATGATTTTGATTGCCCGAGTTGTTCGCCATCGCACCGCTGGCCGGAGAAAGGCGCTCTACCCGCGCGTGAGCCGTTCGAGCTGAGCTCGGAGTGGGGGCGCGCTCCTAATTTCTGGCACAAGCCTTCGGGTATGCGGGTGTGGTGGCACAAGTCGATCGGCAGAGGAATGGAAGTCAGGAGCGCAGATGGCGCTGGTCTGAACGACGTGTTTGCAGAGTGTCTCGCATCACTGAAGCAGGACGGCAAGAAATCCTGAATGTCCACTCCCCTCCAAAAGCAGCGCCAGCGAGAAGCCGCCGAGCTAGAGAAGGCCGCCAGGAAGAAGGGCAAGCGCCTTCCCGGCCCTCCGCCTCCTGATCTGGACGTGAGGCTCGCTCAGGTGGCTCGTCTCGTGGCTCCCATTCTTCACGCCAATGCGTCGATCCGGGGTCCAAACGCCCCGACAGATCCCGTTGTTGAAACACATCGGTTCGTATCTATCGTCGATCTTATGGCGACGAACAAGTTGGTCCCCGCCGAGCTCGCAGCGGCAGCCGACAAGTTCAAGGAACTCTACCTGAAATCTATCGGCCCCAGCAGGGGGGTTGCCGGTTATGGCGAGTTCTTTCAGGCATCTCCTGCGTCACAGAGAATGCCGACAAACCAGAGCATGATGGACGCCTCGAAGGAGTTTGCGGCAGCGATTAAGGCGACATGCTGGGTAGAGACGAATGAAGGGAAATGGGTTCCTGATAAGGAGCTAATGCGGGCCGTCCTGCCGGCAGTCCTCTTTGATACGAAGGGGATGTCTCAAGCGGACATCGGGAGATTGAGAACTCGTTACACGGGACGCGCGCAAGTTGGGGCGGCAGGGGGCACTGTTCTTATCGAATGGCTGACCCGATTGTGTTTCCATTTCCAATATCGGTGTGATTAAGTTTTGCGCGTGCAATTGGCACTCTAGGAGTTGAGAAAAAGAATTGGTTTGTGTATATTGGAATTGCGTCGCTCCGTAGCGCAGTTACTCGCGCAGCTTCGCGCCGCAGTGCTTCGCTCCGCAGCGTGCCGCCACGCATTGCTTCGCTCCGCGCCGCAACGCTTCGCACCGCATCGCAACTTAGCGCAACGAGGATTATTCGATGACCAGAACTCTAGTCGCAAACTTAGTTGGTATCAGTCCTTACAGCCAATCTCGCGCTCACGATGAGCCGAAGATTGATGACAAGGAATCGCATGATGCCTATGACCGCCGCACATGGCGCAGCAAGGCTCATGTCGATGCGGACACCGGACAAGTCGTCATCCCAGCTATGGGGTTGAAACTGGCAATCGCCGAGGCTGCCAGGAGGCTCGCAATCAAGATCCCCGGAAAGCGTGGGGCGACTTACACGAAGAATGTGTTGTCTGGTGTTCTCGTCGTGGCAGATATGCCGCTGGGCATCACCCGAGACGATTTACGGGAAGAGGTTGTTTTCGCGAACGCCGATGGCAAGCGTGGATCAGGCACGCGGGTATTTCGCCGATTCCCAATGGTTCCGACGGGATGGAAGGCAACCGCAGAGATCCATCTCATTGACAGTGAAATACCCGAGGAAGTTGTCGAGCGCTGCTTGCGCGAGGCCGGTAACTTGATCGGGATCGGCAGGTTCAGGCCGCAGAATGGCGGGTACCTAGGACGCTTCGAAGTGACGGCGATGAAGTGGAACAAGACAGCACCCCAAAGGCTTGCGGCTTAGAAGCATATGTCTGCGCTGCGCTACTCTCCGCCCCGCTACGCTGCACCCGGCACCGCCCCGCTTCGCCTTGCTTCGCAACTCAACGTCTCCTGTAGGCATTGGCGGTGGCGTGAAAGACAGATTTTCTGTCTTTCATTCAGCCGCCGAGGATCGCTGCGCATCTCTGCGCCGTGCTGCGCTGCGCGACGCGGTGCCACTTAACGCCACGTGCCGCACCGCTCCTTGACGCAACTCAACGCAACGACCAATAGAAAGGAACTGAAAGTAATGGCATTCCCAAATGGTCATAACAAAGGTCCGAGCTGGCGAGAAGCTATAGACGCCCGCAAGGCCATGCTCCGCAACGTGGTTGAAGGTGAGACGCTCACATATCCCGAGATGACGAAAATTCTCGGGGTGAAGATCACCGGTGGTGGCGAGAACGAATTACAGGTTGCTCTCCGTGAGCTGCACAAGGAAGGCATCGCGTTCACAAATGTGTCCGGTGAAGGGTACACTCGCCTTGATCCGACGAAATCGGTTGTCGTCAAGGGGAACGGTTTCAGGTTGAAGGCTCGTCGGGTAACAAAGCGCGGCCTAACCCTTCTGAACAATATCGACGATAGTGCCGTGGACCGATCATCTCGGCCGAACAAGTGGGCTCTTGTCGCATTGTTGGAGACGATAAAGAGAACGACACACGGGAACAGTGTCAACGCATCGGTGAAGAAGATGTCAATGGCGGAAGAGGAGAAGAACAGGTTAAAGCGGCAGTTATCTGGGGAGATCATTGGCTGATTTTTCTGAAGCCGTGCCAGATGCGGATAGAACGAATGGCCCGTTCTCATTCTAGTCGCGCTACCAGTTACTGATCCCGAAGAAAAACGCCAGCTCAAGGAGATGCTGGAATGACCGCCCAAGAATGGCATCAGTTCTTCTGGCTCGTCATTTACGGCCCTATGATGATGCTTATCTTTGGGGGTATTCTGGTGTTACTTGACTGGCTTCTGTTCATCAGAGGGGAATGAGTCAGAATGTCGCAGTGTTTTACTGTTGCTGAGATATGGGATCTTTGGTAAGGGCTTAATTCGCTACTGCTCAGAATTACGGGCCGCGCCGGAAAAACTGGCAGCGGCCTTTGTGTTTCCAGCCCGCCATCACAGTCCAATGCGCTCCACCGGCATGCGTGCAAACCGGGCGATCACGGACGTGGTGGAGGCTGGTTCCAATTCAAGGCTTGCTCCCATGCAGTACGCCGACTCCCTCGCCAACGTAGCTCTGCAAAACTCCATTGGTGGACTGCTTCTGATGGCCCTTGGCGGTATACTGCTTCTCGTTCTGTGGGCTGCAAAATGAATTACCCTGCACCGCCTCCTAGCGGGTCAGCCGCCGGGTCCGACTAACGAGAAAGACGCGATCCGGTTCGGTGCAGGGCCGCGCTATGCGGGGTCATCGTCAACGGTAAATCGCGTCATCGGCGGCACTAATTCTGAGGGCGTAAGATGAACTCGCACTGCAGGATCGGCAAGGTCGTCCTGAAAAGCCGCTTGCCCGACAACGTGGTATTTCTCAGAGACACGACGAGCGATCATGTCCCGCCATTTCGGGTCTTGGGTGGTGCCCTTGAGAAGGACCTGCAGGAGGTGCTCGTGCTCGGCATCGATAAGGACGGCAGGGATTACTTCGCTGGATCATTCGCGGATATGTTCGAGGTGGTGCTGATCCTCGACAGGTTTCGTAGGAACGCTATGGGGCTAGGATCATGAGCCGCGTAGTTCTTTCGAAGCACTGGAAGCGCAAGGGTCAGGCGAAGCACTTCACCGCCGCCAAGCACGCGAAAGCATCTCGCGCCGAGAAGGCATGGCTCAAGCTCAGCAAGCCGAAGGTCGATAGCAAATGACGACAGAGCAGATGAACGACCGCATCGAGAAGGCCAAGGCCCTTATGAGAGACGCGGTGGATCTGCTCTATCCGCTTTTGGGTGAAGAGAACACGGCGCGCGCCATAGCAGAAGCGATAGACGAGCGGCTGGATTACCACTGCGAGGAAGCCGCTGCCACGATCGCGTATCCGTTTTCGAACATGGTGCATTGATGACGGTGCTCTGGGTGCTGAAGGCAGTCTTTCTTTTAGGGCTGATCACCGCCTCGATATGGCACGTGTGGCTTGCGATCTTCATGGATGATGGTACCGATGAAGATCAGTTCGGAGGATGGGGACACCAATGAACCACGAAGACATCGCCAAGCGCTGTGCTGAATCCATCATGCAGCGTGCAAACGACACGTACCCTCGTACCTTGCACAAAGACATGCTGGTAGACGAGATCGGCAAGGCGATCAGTGAGGCAACGAAACGGTCGGGCTGGCCCCCGGCAGTAGCGTTGGGGGATTTGGCGGGTGCTCTATTACAGGCCCCGCTTCCGAGAGCCCGTCTCGACAAGAATCTGTCCGAGTCGGCTTCGGCTTGGGTTTCGTCCTACTATGAAAACCCCGAGTAACCATGCCTCTGAACCGTGATGCCGGCGAGCGCATCGAGGGCTTGAGCGACAACTTCCGCATCGCCCCGCTCGCAAAGTGGAGAGAACTGACGGGTATCCAGGTTCCCTACCAGATACCGGGCAAGTTCCGGCCCCGGACGGCAACCCGGCCCATGTACGAGGATGCGCTGGAGACGGCGAAGAAAGCTTTTGCCGACGCAGGCGCGTTGATCCCCGTCGTTATCAGCGAAAGCGACGTGCTGGTGCAGGAGTACCCCGCAGATCAGGCCGTGGTGTTCGTGTTCTACCGGAAGATCGCAGGCGAGGATAAGTTCGTCACCCGTCGCTACGACCTCGACGACAGGCTGATCGGGTTTCTCAAGACGACGGGACGGTGGGAAGACACGACAGTCAATTGACCGTGGAGCTCCGTGCCGGTACGAGTCGGGTCATGCCACGAACGCACCGCCCTCCTGACGATTGGGTGCACCCCGTCAAGGTCTACGACACCGACCGCCGCAGAATGGCGGTGAAGCATTTCGTGCCAGAGATCAAGGCCACAGACTATCTCGTCCTCACGGAGACGGACGGAACCCCGAGACGCTATTTCGTGATGGCGAACGAGAGAGTGCCGGAAGCCTCGGGCGTCTGGTACGCCGAGCTGATCGCCTCGCCCCCGCCGGCAACGGTTCTCGGTGAGACCTATGCAAAAGAATAGCCCCGCCGGAGCGGGGCCTTTTAGTGTTATCGCGTGAATGGCAGGACGACGCCCTTGGGCTGTGGCGCTGTCTTCCTGACCGTCGAGCGCCGCGTCTTCTGAGACCTGCGCTTCGGCGGAGCCTTTCGGGATGCCTTCCGGGTCGGCGCCTTGCGCGGCGGCTTCCGGTCCAGCATCGCCCCGGCTCCTACACCGATGAACCCGAGACCGCCAAGGTACATCACGGCGGGCAGGAGCATCGGCTGAACGGTGGCGACGGTCTTCTCGCTCACCGGCACGAAGTAGGCGACCGAGGCGGCCAGGGTATCGACGGCACGTTCGGCGCCAGCGGTCCTGACCTGGGCAATGGCCTCGGCAACCCGGACACGGGCTGCGTCGGCCTTGGCCTCCCAGCTCTTGCAAACCGGCCCGCAGCCGCCACGGGTCCGCTCTGCAGCGGCTTCGGCATCGAACCGGGCCACATCTGCCTTAGCCTCATCCAGTGCCTGACGGGCAAGGGTGGCGGCCATGTTTGCAGACTTCCGCTCGGCGAGTTGGGCCTCACGGGTCTGACTGGTCCGGTCCAGCGTAGCCGAGAGTGAGAACGTCGTAGCGGCTACGAGAACGCAGGCCAGAAGTCCGGCCTCGAACTTTTTCTTCGCCCGCCATGCGGCACGAGCGGCCGGCAGGGCGAGCATTGCGGCGACACTGGCAACTGGAACGGCTGCCACCAGTGACGTGAGTCCCTTCTCGGACCCGAGAATGAACTCCATGTTGCTCCAGGTATCTGTTCCTGCGAGAGCAACGCCTGTGCCCAAGGCCGCCATTGCAAGCGGCATGGGGACGTGGTACTTAGTCGTGCGAGCCATCGTGACCTCCAAAGTTGGCGATGGTTTCGGTTCAAGAGCCTGGCAGGGACACCACCCCAGCCGGGCTCATTGCTTTTGGGCCGCCAAACAAAGAGCGGTCCACGGAGCAGATTGGTAGCGCCATGCTACCGCGTCAAGCAAATAATGAAGTCATTCATCAAATAGTCGTGAATAACCAAGGATTGCTCTAGGCATCGAGCAATTCGGCAACACGTTTCGGCCAGTTCTTTTGCGGAACTTCTTCAAGAAGCTCAAGCATATCTACAGTATAGGCGGGCCATCCACCGGCTTCCCATCGATACATCTGCTTCTTGTTTTCCAGGAACAATCTGCCGAGCTTTTCGGAAAGCTTATGCTCCCCGAGCAACCGCGCATAGCGCTGTCTGATCTCTGATGGTGAGTAGGCAGGAGGCTTCGGCATATCAGGGAGGGTAGTAGCTACTGGCTACACCGGCAAGTGTGAAATCATGGCTCGTGCAGTACGGAAAGGGCGACCGAGGAAGGCCGACATAAAGGCCGCTGCCGATCGAGCAGAGCGCAGAGCAAAGGGCGAGAAGCCAGCCCCGCCGAAAGATCATGTTCTCGATCCGCCCGAGACAGCCAAGCGTGATGAGAAGACAGGCCGGTTCCTTCCGGGCAACCGTTTCTGGATGGCGCGATCGAGCGCAGGGCCTAATCCGAAGTTTGCAAAGGCAGATGACCTCTGGAGCGCCTGCGTCGAGTATTTCGATTGGGTGCAGGCCAACCCGCTCTATGCGGATCACATCGTCACGTTCCAAGGGATGGCAACCCACGAGCCTGTTGCCAAGATGAGGGCGATGACCATTGCAGGTCTTTGCCTGTTCCTGGACATCAGCCAAGAAACATGGCGGCTCTGGAAAAGAGATCGTTCCGATTTGCTTGCAGTCATTACGCGAGCGGAGACAGTAATATACTCGCAGAAGTTTGCCGGAGCTGCAGCAGATCTTCTGAATGCCAATATCATCGCACGAGATCTTGGCCTCGCAGACAAGAATGAACTGACCGGCAAGGACGGCGAGCCTCTGATGCCTGAGTCCTCCAGTCCACGAGATATCGCCCGCGCTATTTTTGACATCCTGCGCACGGCGCAGATCAACGGAGACCAGAAATGATCAGCCGTCACGTCTTCCACGTCGATACGGACACGGGAACATGGGTCGGGGTATCGGCGCCGTTCATGGGGTCTCTGAGGCAGGTTCGCTGGAATCCAGAAGGAGCCGACACGGGCGGCTCGCTGGAGATGACGATGCTTCTGAATGAGACCGACACGGGAGACGGCTGGACGTTTCTTCAGAAGGCAGGACTTGGAACCGCGTTCGTGGACACCGGAGTAAACGTCATCGGCGCTGGTGAGAAGTTCAAGGTTTCAGTGAGGCCAGGTGCGGCCTCACTATCAGGCAAGCTCTATGTGTGGGTGGGGGAGTAGGCACGGCGGCGCAGTTACGTGGAATGCGTCGGGGATCTTTGCGCTTTAACGCTTACCGGGAAGGTGGTGCTGGATCAGGCCTGATCTCTCGCACAGAGGATGGTCCCGCGGTCGTCGTTCCGAAACATCGGCTTGAAGCCAGTAGACAGTAGAATTTTTTGACATTGATCGAGCGTGCTTTTTCCATTGCGCTCTTCGCCTACGTCTACGGCTATGAAGGACGTGAACTTGAGCGTTTCGGTTGCCCCACGTAGCACTTCAGGCTCGGCCCCTTCGGCATCCATCTTAATGAGGCGGACGGCAGGAAAATCGCGCCTAGCCATGATGGCGTCGAGCGGCAGGGCGTTGACCTGGATGCTTTGCCCGCTATTGCCGATGAACGAGCCGTCTGCTTCATCGGGCGCTGTGAAGAAGCTCAGCGAGGCGGGCTCATGCCAGAGACCGACAGGCTCCACTTCAACGACTTTGCCAGAGACATTATCGCGAAGGCAGGCAAGGGTCGTGGGGTCCGGTTCGAACGCGATCACCCGAGCGCCGCGTGCGGCGGCCCAAAGTGAGAACTCGCCAATGTTGGCGCCGATGTCGAGCACCAGATCGCCGGGTCGGAGCGTGACATGCTGAGCGATGCCGTAGGCGCTCGCCACCTTGTCGATGCGGGCCTTGATCCCGCGCCTGTAGAGTCCGACACGACGCTCGCTCGCGAGCCTGAGCGTGCCCTCGGGTGTGTCGATGAGTATTCCGTGTTCGGTGCTGCGCGTGCGGATGCGAACTCCGTCGCGATGCAACCACCAGAGCCATTCATAGCGTATAGCGCGCAAATCCATGGCTGCCCCCATGACCGATAAGCCAACAGCCTAGCTGGCCACTGGAACGTATGCAATGCTGACAATACCACAGCCCTTTGGCGGACTGGTAATCCCCAGATCACGCGTATCGGTGCCAGTTCTTACCTACATCGGGCGCGCAACGTCGACGACTGAATCGACAACCATTACGATCTCGGATGTCAGTATCGGGACGGCCTCTGCTGATCGCCTCGTGGTGGTATCGGCTATGTGTGTGCACAATGATAACGGCAACTTAACAGTCATTACTGGGGGGTCTATCGGCGGCAGTGCGGCGACTCTGGTTGTGGCGTCAAATGGCATGGATTACCCCGCCCTCACTGCGATATTGTCGAGGGTCGTGACCAGCGGAACCACGGCGACAATAACGATCAATCTCAGCGTGGCCGTTCAGCGAACAGCATTGGATGTCTACACAATAAAGGGCCTGAACTCGACGACGGCGCATCACACGAACACGACCTGGAGCACTAACAATACGAGTTTCCTCGGCACAACACTGAATATCCCGGCAAACGGGTTCGCTATCGGTGGCCTGGCTGCTCAGGACGAATTTAACGTGTATTCGCACACCTGGTCCGGACTCACCGAGGATGCGGATTCTGCGTCAGGGCTTAGCTATGGGGGATACACGTCCGCCTCGGGCCAGATGATGTCGGCTGAGAGCGGCCGCAGTATCTCTGTGACCGCTAATGGCAACTCAAGACGGAAGTCGATGTGTGTCGCGAGCTGGGCATAGGGGGCCGGCATGCAATACCTTGGTGACAAAAGCCCCGGCGCGACGATTACGTTCTGGTTCACTACGGCCGATGCCGATGGCGTGCCGACCGCGCTCACCAGCGGAACGATCAGCGTCTACAAGGACAGTTCGAACACCCAGAGCACGTCGGGCGTCACACTCTCTGCGTCGGCGGACAGCGTGACGGGAGCGAACCGGGTCGCAATCAACACGTCGGCGGACGGCACGTTTTACAGCGCCGGGAGTGATTTCACGGTGATGCTGACGGCCG